AGAAAAGCAACAAAAGCATTTTACAACAATTGTCGCATGTTTTAAGAAAGACAACTGCCTATACATTTTAGATGTTGTTTTATATAAGAAAGAATTTTATCAGTCATGTGAATTCATAAGGGATTATGTTTATAAGATGAGATATACATCTTTAAGCAAAGTAAAAGTTGAACCAAAATCATCTGGTAAGTCAATAGTAAGTCAATTGAAAGCGACAACTAAATTGAATGTACAAGAATTGAAACCGCCAACTGATGATAAATTAACGAGAGTAAAAGCAATTCAACCAGCATGTGAAACCAGAAGAATAATATTGGTTGAAGGGGCATATACAGAGAAGTTTTTAGATTCTTTATGTACGTTTCCATTAGCGGCTCATGATGATGATGTAGATGCATTTGTTCACGCTGTTACAGATAATCTTTTAGATGATGGTTTTGATTTTGGATTTGTTGATTTATAATTATGGCAAAGAGAAATATAGTAAAGAAAAAGGTTATAAAAAAACCAATTGAAAAAAGAAAAAACATTGTTCTTAAAGATGGAGAACGTGATAATATTACTAATAAAATAATCTCTATTTATAAAGATGGTGGAAATACTGAAGACATTGAAGAATATCTTAAAAGCATTGGTAGAGAAAAACAAATGCGTCAAGATATTTTTAATGCAAATTTGGTTGTGAAAAGAAGATCAAAAGAAGAGAGAGAGTCATTAATAAATACGCATGTTAAAAGATATGAAAAACTATATAGAGATAATAAAAATAAAACAGTAAAAGATTTTCCAGGTTTACCAGGTCATATAGCTAAATATTTAGTAATAGATTCATTAGTAATTTCATTAGATGCCCTTGTTGCTAAAGAAAGAGTAATGGGTTTGCATACTAAGAGATTCAGAGTTCAGTTGAATAGTTTTTTTAAGAAGAAAATAGTTAAAAGTTATAATTTTAATTCTCATGATTTAGATGATTTGATACGGCTTAAACAATTACTTGAAAAGATGAGAAAAAATAAACCAGATGAAACACAGCAAATAGAAGAATTAGCTGATGTAAAAGCTGAATTGAAAACCATTGATGTTGATTATGTTGAAGTAAATACTGAAGTTAGTGATAAGATTAAAGAGACTGTTGAAATTAAAAAAGAAACTATAGAAAGACAAGAAGGAGAAGTACTTGAAAATCTTACTCAAAATATCTTAAAGAAAGATTTAGAAAAAACAAATACGAAAAAGAAAAGTCTTTTGAGTAAGATTAATAAAATGAAGTAATATGGAAAATAAAATTGAAACTTTTTCTAAAAAAAAGATAAAAATTTATGAAAAATTTGAACAATATAAATAATGGAAGAAATAACAATATATAAATTTCAATTAGAAACTATTTTAGAAGCATTAAGAATAACTTCAAATATTCATAATAGTAGTGAAGGTAAAACATGTCATGATAGAAAAGTAAAACAAGCTTATGAATATGCTAAAAACGCTTTGAATAAAGAAAAAGATAAAACTGTTAAATATGGATAAACAAAAATGTAATGGTTGTGGAGATCCAAAATATATTGTCAATAAGAAATACGGTTTTTGTGATGAGTGCAATTTTAAAAGATTACATAAAGGACAATCAAAATTTGAATATAATAAAACTAAGAAAAAATCAATTGAAAATAAACCTAAAAAAAGAAAAGCAAAAGTTCTTACTAAGACTCAAGAATTCAGATTTGAATTAAAAGAAGAGTATAAAAAAGTTTGTGATAAGATTGATAATGAAAGAGACCATTTATGTACAGGTTGTGGAACACATGAAGCATTAAGTCATTCACATATTATATCAAGAAAAGATTGTGCAGCTATTAATAGATTAGATTTGATAGTTGATGAGAAGAATATTACTTTTCACTGTATTGATAGAGGACACTTAAAAGGTTGTCATCAAAAATGGGAAAGTAAGAATGAAGAAATCATGAAAACACTTTTAGATTATGAAGATAATATGAACTATGTAAAATCAATAGATGAAAAATTATATAACAGATTAAAAAATAAGTAAAAATATTTTTGATAAAAGTAATTTATTTAAAATAAATTTTGTATATTTGCATTATATTAAGATAAACAATTAAAAAAAATTAAAATGGGAGAAGATCAAGATGAAAACGCCAAAGGTGTTGAAAGTACAGACTCAGAAGAAACTACTGAAAATGAAGTAGCAGAGTCAACCGAAGAAGGAGCTTCAGAAGAAGGTTCTGAAAATGAAACTAAAGAATCTGATGAAACAGATTCTGAAGGCGAAAATCAAGATTAATTTCTTGTGTTGAGATTTTAGCTCAGTTGGATTAGAGCATATCACTTTTAATGATAGGGTCATTGGTTCGATTCCAATAAATCTCACAATAAAAAATAACAGTGAAAATAAAAAGTTTTAAATGAAATTAGGAGACAGTGAGTATACTATACAATCTTTGATCATTTTTCTAAATGAGAAGTTTGGAAGTAAAAAGTCAGGAAAGCCATTCAATAATTCAGATATAGCTCAATATGAAAGAAGAGGTTATCTTCCATATCGTTATGGAGGAGATAAAATTATTGCTACTGATTCAATGGGTGTTAAATTATTGAAACTTAAAGAAGATGAAAATCTTAAAAATAAAGTAAAGTAATGGCAAAACAAAAGGCTCATAATATTCCAGTTTTTGATTGTGAAACTGGAGGCATTGATAGAAAAGATAATTTACATGCGATAAAATATCCAATGACTCAAATAGCCTTTGTTATTTTAGATGGATTTTCATTAAAAGAATTTGGAAGATATTCATCGTATGTGAAAGGAAAAAAAGAGCCAATGTTTGAAAGTAATGATCCTGGAATTGTAAGTGGCTATGTTGGATATGGTTTAAATCAAGTTTATCAATATGAAGCTTTAGATATTACAGGAACGACTATTGAAAAACTTGAAAAATCAGGACAAGATATAAAAGTTGTAGTCAATCAAATTATTGAATTATTTGAAGAAACAAAAAGTGGAAGTTCATTTCATAAATTCATATTAGCTGGTCATAATGTTGTTTATGACATACCATTCTTACAATATGCTTTTAAGTTATGTAAGAAAGATTTGTCAAAATGGATTCAAGGTTATTATGATGCTTATGGAAACTATCAATTTGTTTTTATTGATTCACAATTTTTATCAAGATTAAAGTCAGTTGATGAAGATGAAAAACATAAGTTAGAAATAGTAGCTAACAGAGAAGGCTTTGAAATCAATGATGCACATGATGCTTTGAATGACACACTTGTTACAGCTGAAATCATAAAGAAATATATTTTAGCTTTAAGAAATACTGGTGAAGGAGAAGTAATTGCATCTGGAAGATATAGAGATGATTTTAAATTTGAATATTAGAATATGAAAGCAATAATAGCAGTAAACAATTTGGGTTTTATTGGATTGAACAATAAAATTCCTTGGAGAAGTAGTGAAGACTTTAAGCACTTTAAACAATTGACAATTCAAGGTGGAAGTTTATTAGTTGGATATAATGCCGAACAAGATCTACCAGAGTTAAAAGGCAGATTGATATTTGTTGATGATAGAGAATGTTTTGATGCAGAATATGATTGGCTTATTGGTGGTAAAAAAACTTATGAAAAATATGCGCCTTATATTACAGAGCTTCATGTTTCTCATATCAATGATAATACAATTGGAGATTGTTTGTTTCCAGATTTGAGTAAATTGAATCCAAATTGTAAGATTTTTAATTATAATTTTGAAGTAAACAAACAATGAATATAGTTAAAGAACAAGAAGACATTTCAGAAGAAGAAAAGATTCAAATCTTTTTATCAGATTCAAAAAATAAAGAGATGGCTTTAGAATCAGCTAATGTCATTAAGAATGGACTTGGTGAATTAGGAAACAACTGGTTTAAAGCTATGGATGTCAGGAATCATTTAAAAATGGATTTGAATGAAGTCTTTACAAGTTTACAATTATTAATCCTATTTGGATTTTGTTATTCAAGATTTGATGCTCAAAAAGAACAAGAATACATTATCATATTTTCAGACGAAGAAAGACTTATAATTGTCAATCAAGATATAGCTTTTTATAATGAGAAAATAATCAATCTCAAAAAAGAAGCTGCTAAATTAAAGTCGCAAATAAAAGTAAAAATTAAAAGTTTATAAATTTTTAGTAATTTTGCATAATTAATAACTAAAATTTTTATTCAAATGAGTAATCAATCAGTTCTCGCAGACCACGTAAAAAGTGAAAGAAAAAGGATTTCAGATAACATTTTGAAATCATATTCAAATATTGGAGACGTTACAACACCAACTATTGATATTGAAAAATTCAATGAACAATATTTTGAAAAATCAGAACAATTCTCTGTTATCTCAGATGTTGTGATGAAATCTTATGTTAGTGAATTGATTGAGACAATCAATGAAACTGAAGGACAAGAAGCAAAGATTGAATTGCTTGAAAAAGCAAAAATAGACATTCAATTATATAGAAAATTCAACGTACAACCAGAAAAAGGTGATGCAATTGTTTTTTATGTGAAAGATAAGATAGAGAAAGGAGAAGATTATTCAAAATGGACTGCTAAACAACATGAAGATAGAGCTAAAGAATATGAAAAACTTGGCGATAAAGATTTTTCAAAAACTTCTTTTAACGGTAATAATCAAAGATATAAAAAATGGAGAGCATCTAATAAAAATTATATTGAGATGAACAAACATAAAGATTTAGCAAAACAAAAATCTCAAAAACAAGACTAATAATTCATTCATAATTTTATAAAAAGAAAAGATGAATGGCCAAAAAGACCAAAAAACAAATCGAAAAATCTCATCAAGAACTTGATGTAATAAATACATTAGGAACTTACGATGAATTCATAGCAAAAGCAAACATTGAAAAATCACTAATCTTACAAAATGCACTAAGAGGAAACGACATAGATGCAATTTATAAGGCACAACAATACTTAAACAAAAACAAAAGTTCGAATCAACGAACTGATGATGACAGAATAAAAACAATGTTCGTAGATCCAATGTCTACGAATGTTGGTTTAGGCTATCAAGACAAGCAGATGAAAATCTCATTTGCTATGTTACGGCAAATGGGAAGAGTACCGGTGATTAAGTCAATTATTGGATTGAGGATTAATCAGATTACGAAGTTTGCACAACCTCAGACTGATAAGTATAGCACTGGATTCATCATACGACCAAAAAAGAAAGTGATTGGAGGTGATGGTGAATATAAATTGAGTAAAGAACAGGAATCTAAAATTAATGACATTACTGAATTCATTCTTAATTGTGGAGTAAATGAAGTTGATCCTTATGCGCACGATGGATTCGAGACTTTTTTAACTAAGATAGTGAAGGATAGTTTGGAATTGGATCAGGGATGTTTTCAATTAACTCAAAACATTGCTGGCGATCTGTTCTCATTTGAAGCAGTTGATGGAGCTACGATAAGAATAGCTGATACATATTTTAAACAATTTGATAATGATTACAAGGAAAAAAATCAACATGAATTAATTGATGACTATTTGCCGTTTTATGTTCAGATTTATATGAACAAAATTATCAATGAATATCGGCCGTGGGATTTAGCTTTTAATGTTAGAAATCCTCAGACTGATATTTATAAAAATGGATATGGAATTTCAGAGTTGGAAGACCTTGTGAGCATTATTACAAACATTTTAAATGCTGATTCATATAATGCTAATTTTTTTAAAATTGGATCTGCACCTAAAGGAATTATAAGAGTTAGTGGTAATTTTAATGCTTCAAGACTTGAAGAGTTTAAAAATCAATGGCAGGCGAACATAGCGGGCGTAAGGAATGCTCATCGCACGCCCGTGATAGAAGCAGAAAAAATGGATTTTATTCAAACAGGTTCTACAAATAGAGACATGGAATATTCGAGATGGTATGAGTTTTTACTAAAGTTAGCTTCAGCAGTATATGCTTGTGATCCAGCAGAAATAAATTTTCCATTGGGTGGTAGTTCAGAACAAAAAGCCATGTTTGATAGTTCACAAGAATCTAAAATAAAGAATAGTAAAGATAAAGGATTAAAACCGTTACTTTCACATATTTCGAGATGGATAAATAAACATATTGTTCAAAAATTAGATAAAGATTTCGAATTTGTTTTTTGTGGACTTGAATCTGAAGATGCTCAAGCAGAACTTAATGATAATATTATGAAGCTTCAAAACTTCATGAGTTTAAATGAAATTAGGGCTAAATATAAGTTGAAAGAATTAAGTGAAGAAGATGGTGGTAATATGATTTTGAATCCTTTGCTTTTTCAAATGAAAATGCAAGATAAAATGATGTCTCAACAAAATCCAAATGGTCAACAAGAAGAGGATGAAAATCAAGAAGGATATGAAGATGAGAATTACGATCGAAATGATAGAAAGAAAAATCCGTTTGAAAAAGGATTAAAAGTTGATGAAAAACTTTCTGAAGAAATAAGTAGAATACTTTGTGAAGATTAATGGAAGAAATTCGTGAACAATATGGATATGTCTATTTAACAATATGTTTAAGTAATTTAAAGATTTATATAGGACAAGCTAAAAGAAAAGAATTTGATAAAAAATATTTAGGTTCAGGTAAGTATTTAAAAAGAGCTATTGAAAAACATGAAAGAGAAAATTTTGAATGTAAACAAATAAATATTGCTTTTTCAAGAGAAGAACTTTGTGAACAAGAAAAATTTTGGATTAAATATTTTAGAGATCTTGGTTATATTATGTATAATATAACTTCAGGAGGCGAATTTGGAGATGCGATGACATATAATCCAAATAGAAAAGAAATTGGAAGAAAAATAAGTAAAGGCCAATTAAATTCAGAAGAATTTCAAAAAGCAACAAGATCAAAAGAACGTGGTGATAAAATAAGTAAATCAAGATTAGCTTCTAAGAAAGCTAAAGATTCATATTCTTCAAAAGAAAGAAATGATAAAATAAGTAAAAAACATAAAGGAACAAAATCAAAAAGAGATATTTCTCCTCATTGTTTAGAAAGTCATGCTTTAAATATTTTAAAACAGTTTCATAATGATAAATGTTGGAAAAATCCTAATTATACTTATGAAGAACAAAAAGAAAGACGTAAAATAAATATTTCAAATAGAGTTGGTAAAAAAAGAGAAAAGTATAAAAAAAGTAAAAAAAAAAGAAAAATTAGAACAAAAGAACATTCTGAAAATATTAGTAAAAGTAAAATAAAAGCTAATAAAAAACGTAAAGAACTTGGAATTAATCTTCTTAAAAGAAAAAAATTTAAACAAAAAAGAGGAACTTGCCAAAATTGTTTAGAAGAATTTGCTTTAAATATTTTAACGAAATATCATGGAGATAGATGTTTTAAAAATCCTAATATAGACATCGAAGCAGAAATTTTAAGACGGAAAAAAGGTAAATATAAACCTAAATCCAATGAAACCTCTTAAAATCTTCGATAACAAATTTACAGTTGAGAAAGATGAAAAAGGGCTTTTAAAATATACTGCGAATATTGATGCGATATTTAAGGCTTATATAAGAAAGCCATTAACTAAGAAAGAACATCAAAAACCCGCGTTTCAAGTCATAATCGAAATAGAATCTAATGCTAAAAAGAGTGCTTCTGAATACTTTGAAAATCTTACATTAGATTTAGTAAAAACTCTCAAAAACTTATAAGGATGTTATTCTCCCAAAAACAGATTGAAGAGTTATTAAAGGTGATTGAAAAAAACACTAACATCTTTATAGCAAAGCATATTGGTTCTGAGTATTTGACTCAGGATGAAAAGAAATCTTTAGAAAGTATTGGAATCAATCCAAACAAACTTTATTCATTAGAGAGTGATTTGGTAACACAGAGCTTCAATTTTGGGATTTTATCAGATGCTATTGGAAACATCGATTCCAAGAAACTCACATTCGATAATCTTTTGGATTATTTCAAACATCAAAAACATATACCACTTTCAGAAATCGACAAAGCTACGATTGAATCAATTAAGCACCAAAGTTTAAGTGACATTCGTGCGAATAAGGGAAGGATCTTCAACGATGTGAATAATGTGATTTCAAAAGTTGATAAGAATAATCGAGTTGCGTACGAAAAAATAATACGAGATAGAATATTAGAAGGAACTTTGAAAAAAGAGTCTGTTGGAACTATTTCTCGTGAACTCGGAATTTTGACAGGAGATTGGAGTAGAAATTTCACAAAATCCATAGAATTCATTTCTCATTTAGCGCTTTCAGAAGGACGTCTTTCAATAATTGAGAAACAAAATCCAAATTCCAAAATTTGGATGAGCGTATATGACAAAGCTTGTCCTTCGTGTATTAAATTATATTTGACTAAAGGAATCGGTTCAGAGCCCAAATTATTTACGATAAATGAGTTGAAAAATGCTGGCTCAAACATAGGTAGAAAAGTTTCAGAGTGGAAACCTGTCATACCGCCGTGCCATGTCTATTGTCGTTGTATGATAAACAAATTTCAAATCGGAAGTCAATGGGATCCAAAATTGAAGAGATTCGAACTTATCAAACAAGAGAAGCCAAATCGGCCGCTTATACATTTTAGTGTTAAAATAGGAAGTGAACAAAAAGAATATTATGTTTAGAAAATAAATAGCTATTATGTTTAGTAAATAAAAATTTTAGTATTTTTGCAATATTAATAATAAACTTAAAAAGAAATAAAATGAAAAATTTCATATTTACCGGAACATTAAGAAGCAGAATTGCTAATCCTGGAGTTAGCTTTCCAGTTAATATTACTTTTAAAACTGATTTGATTTCAGATGGAAATGATCAAGAGGATTTCAATATTCTTAGTATTCATACTTTAGATTCAGATTACGCTGGTTCTCCACAAACATCATCTTCAACAAATGTAAAACAGCATGCTGAATTCTTCGGGACTATGTTTTTGAATGTGAAATATTCGGTTAAAGATTTCATTGATAAAGCCGTTGGATTGAATTTGGTATTGAAAGTTGTTGATACTAATGGAAGCAATTCAATAACTATTAATGATGATATTTCAGCATCTGGTTCATATAGTTATGAACACTAAATAAAGGCATCGGATTAAGTTTCGATAAATAAAGAGAGTTTGGTTGATAGCAATATTAATTAAGCTTTTTTTATTTTAAATAAATTTTTTGTATTTTTGCATCATAATGAAAAACATAATTTATACAGCAATAATTGGAAGCTACGATGAGCTTAAAGAGCCGCTTATAATTACTAAAGATGTTGATTATTTTTGTTTCACTGATGATGAAAATCTTGTAAGTGATAATTGGAAAGTTGTTGTCATTAAGAATAAAAGAAACCTAACACAAGCTCAATTAGCAAGAGATGTGAAGATAAACATACATAGATATATGTTAGAATTCAATAAAGCATTATGGATTGACGCTAATCAACAAATCAATGCAAATTTGATGTTTTTATTTGAATCTAATATAGAATATGATTTTACGCTTTTAATGCATCCAGATCGTAACTGTATTTATGATGAAGCTCTTAAATGTATTCAGTTAGAAAAAGATTCTCAAGATGTCATTAATAATCAAATGAAAAAGTATTTTGATGATTCTTATCCAAGAGATAATTCTTTAGCTGCAACAGGTTTAATGATTCGTAATAATAAAGAAGAAACAAATAAGTTTTGTGAATTTTGGTTTAATGAGATTTTACACGGAAGTCATAGAGATCAACTTTCTTTTAATTATTCTTTAGTAAGTTTTAATCCAAAAATATCATTCAAATTTTTAGAATTCAAAGTTCTTTTAGATAATTTTATACGATGCAAACACAAGAAATAATTTGGCGCAATGATGATATTGCTTTCAACCATATAGCTCATAATGGTGAGAAAGTGATGGATGAGGATTTTCTTTTTAATAGGTTTGTTGAAGTTGATAAATTATTTATTAAATATGGAGTAAAACATACTATTGCAGTTATTTGTCATGACTTTTATAAAGCTGAAAAAATGATAGCTTATATAAAAGCTCATTCACATATTGATGTTCAGTTGCATTGTTACAGACATGAAGACTATACATTGTTAGATTCTATGACTATTGAAGAAGAGTTGATAAAAGCTAAATTTATTCTTTTCAATATTTTTAAAAAAATGCCAACTATTTTTTATCCACCATTCAATAAAGTAGAAGATCTACTGATAAAAGCTGTTAAACATATTAATCTTGAAACTTCATTTGAAAAGATGAGTTTAAATGGTTATTTGAAAGGACAAACAAAGAATGTCATTAACTTTCATTCATGGGCTGATGAGTGTGTTGATTTAGAAGTAGCGTTGATTAAATATACTACGAAATGAAAGTTGCTTTAATAACAGCTAATTTAGGTAATATAGATGAAGACATTCATTTAGATCAGATAGTAAAACAAGATTATGAATTTTCATTTTTCAATTTTCATTTAAATAGTTTGCCGTTTCCACTGCCAAACTTAGATAATAGGACAAAAGCAAGATATTTAAAAATCATGACTCATCGTTTTTTACCTGAATACGATGTTTATGTTTGGATTGATGGAAGAATTAAAATAATTTCAGAACTATTTATTTCAACTTTTGTAAAACATTTAGAAAATAAAAAAGAATTTGTTGTTATAACTCATCCAAAACGAAAAAGTATTTATGAAGAAATTGAATTCATATTGCACCAAATGAATAGTGGCGAACATTATTTAATAGGCCGTTATGGTCATCAAGAATTAAGAAAAGAATTAGAGTTTTATAAAAGTGAATTATATCCAAATGAAAATGTTCCATTATTTTCATCAGGTGTTTTAGGAAGATTGAATAATGAAAAAGTAAATAAAGCTTGTGATGAATGGTTTTTAAGAAGTATTGAATTCTCTAATTTTGACCAAGCAATGTTATCATATATAATTTGGAAACATGAATTGACTTCAAAACATTTATTATATGAAAACTGGTTGTTTGCAGTTATGGAACATAATAAGATAATTTACTAATGAAAAACATTGATTTTGGTTATAGAGTTGCTCCAACTGATATTCATTTAGTTGGAAATAATTTAATCGGGGTTGAAGTTGGAGTTGATGTTGGAGCTCATGCAGAAGCATTATTGACTTTTTGTAGAATTGAAAAACTTTCATTAGTTGATATTTGGGACAATCCTCAACAATATGGTTATTGTTTAGGAAGACTTGAAACTAAATTTAAAAGAGGAAGTTTTGAAATGATACCAACTACATCTATAAAAGCAAGAGAATTGTTTGAAAATAATTCTTTAGATTTTATTTATTTTGATCACTTACATGATTATGATTCTGTAAAAAATGATTTGAATTTTTGGTTAATAAAATTGAAAAGAAAAGCTATAATAGGTTATCGTCATTATATGAAATATCCAGGACTTACAAAAGCAATTGATGATTTTTTAAAAATGACTAATTTTAAATTTATTGTTGATAATGAAGAAATTATAATTTTTAATAATATAAGTAAAGATGAATAGAATTGAAATCATCCAACATTACATTGATAAGATTAAAGCTATTTCATATCTTGAAATTGGAGTTCAAGATGGTCAGAATTTTAATAAGATTGTTTGTGCTAAAAAGGTTGGAGTTGATCCTGATAAAAATTCTAAAGCAACTGTAAATTTAACAAGTGATGAATATTTTGATACTCATACAATAGAAAAATTCGATGTCATATTTTTAGATGGTTTACATCATTCAATGCAGTTATTAAAAGACATTAATAATGCTCTTAATTGCTTAGCAGATGGTGGCTATATTATATGCCATGACATAAATCCAAAAGGAGAGAAAGAACAATTAGTACCAAGAGAAACAAGACATTGGAATGGAGATTGTTGGTTAGCATGGACTATATTAAGAGCGACAAGAAGTGACTTAAAAATGTTTGTTGTAAATACAGATGAAGGTTGTGGAATTATAAGAAAAGGAAAACAAGAAACAATAAATATTGATTGTAATTTGACTTATGAAAGATTTAGAAATAAAAAAGTTTATTGGTTAAATTTAGTTGATGTTTCTCAATTTAAACATTTATGAAAATCTGGTATTTCACTCCTTATGCTTTAGATGGTAATCTTGGAAAAGCTTATAATGAATATTGTGAGTTAGTTAAAAATGAGAATGATTGGATTTGTTTTATTGATGGCGATGTTGCTTTTTTAAATTCATATTGGGGAAAACATTTTGAAGATCTTATTAAAAAATATCCTAACGCTGGAATCATAACAGCATATACTAATAGGGTTGGTTGTTTAGAGCAATGTTTGAATGGAATGATTTCAGATGAGAGTGATATAAAAATCCATAAACAAATAGCTTATAAATGTTCAGCAGAACACTATTTAGAAGTAAAAGAAATCAATCATGTCATATCAGGTCATATAATGTTATTTAAAAAGAAAACTTGGATTGATGCTAAAGGATTTCCAGAAACGTTGAGAGATAAGGATTTGAACAAATATAGTAAGAATATGGCAACCGTTGATAATCGCTTTTCAAGAAGAGTTTTGAATTTAGGAAAGAAAATCTTACTTGCGAAAGGAATGTATGTTTTTCATTACTATAGATTGAAAGAAGGTATTCATTCAAAAGAACATTTAGGGTTATTAACATAACAATGTTCAAAACTTTTTCATTTTATTTTAAGTAAAATTTTTTTATCTCAAATAAAAGTTATAATTTTGCATCGTCAAATTTAAAACTAATGTTTCAAACTAAAAACTTATCGCAATGGAAAATGATAAAATCATCAATGCTCTGATTAATCACTTTGACTACAAAATCTATCTTGAAATAGGCACTGTATATAAAGATGATTGTTTTGATTATGTTACTTGTAATAATAAATCAAACGTAAGTCTTGAGTATAAAAGTCAAACAGATCACTTTTGTGATACTGACTATTATTTTAATTTCTTTGGAAAAGAGCAAAGAAAAGATATTATATTTATAGATAATCCTAAAAGTTGTGAACAACTATTAAGAGATTTGGATCATTCTCTTTATAACTTAAATGATAATGGAGTTATACTTATAAATAAATGTTTACCAAAGTTAAAGTTTAAAAGAGATGTTAATAATAAACTTTATGTTGATTGCGATTGCGATTTTTATAAAGCTTGGTTATATCTTAGAAAAACTCAAGATGAATTAGAAATGTTTGTCATTGATAATCTTGATATGGAAGATAATACAAGTTGTGGTGTTCATAATCATGGAGTAGGTGTAATATTTAAAGGCAAACAAAAGCTTTTGAATATAGAATCAATTGATATTTCTTATAAAGATTTTATTGAACATAGAAAAAAACTAATGAATACAATTACAGTTGATGAATTTGAAAGTAAATTTATTTAAAGTAAAATGTTTTTATCTCAAATAAATTTTATATATTTGCATTATCAAACAAAAAATAGTAAAGAAATTGAAAACACAAATTGAACTTACAAAAACTGAAAGGCAACAGAAAGTTGAGAAAGACTATCCAAAAGGAACTCAACTTCGATCAATAAGAAATTCGCGAATAATTTATAAATCATCTGGTGTTTTTATTGAATCAGATTTTGATGAATCAATATTAGATCAAGAAACTAATGCAGTTATTTGGTCAAGTGAAAGTAAAAAGTTTGCAGAAATAGTTAAAAATTAATCCGAAAATTTTTGTAAATTTAAAGCATGAAAGAAATAGTTTATATATCAGAAAATTTAAAATATGTTCTTGAGAATTGTAATGAACAAGAAAAATTTGTAATATTTAAAAATCTTGAACATTTTGAAAATGAATATGAACAAGCTTTAAAAAAATATGATGCTTTAAGTTGTGCAGTAACTTTTCAAGAATTCATTCAAGAAATAATTGATGAGAATCTTAAAAAATTTAAAAAAGAAACTAATAAAGAAATTTTATGTAAAAAAGGTTGTGGATTTTGTTGTCACTTGCATACAGACATTACTAAAGAGGAAGCTAAACTATTAGTTGAATATTGTGAAAGTAGTTTAATTGAAATTAATTGGGATAGATTAAAAATACAATCTGAAAAATCACAAGAAACTTGGAAAGAATTAAATCCAAAAGATAAAAGATGTGTATTTTTAAATGATGAAATAATGTCGTGTAAAGTTTATCGATATAGACCAATTAGTTGTAGGAAACATCTTGTAATATCTGAACCTAAATTATGTGATATTGAAAATAATACAACTGAACAGATTTTGAAAGTAAATACAATAATGGCTGAAATAGTTGCGACGGCTATTTATTCAATTACAGAAACAAATTCAATGAGTAAACAGTTGATGAAATTTTATGTTGAAGATGATCCAATAAACCAAAATCAAGTATTCATATAAAATGCAAGTAGATACATTTGTAAATTCAGATGGTGAAGTATCAATGTTGATTTCAGCAGATACGCCTTTAGATGAAGAGATATTGAAAAAAGTTGCTAAACAAGTAACAACTGGATCCTCAATAATGATTGAAGTCACATCAGCAATAACTATTTTCAATAAGAATTCAAAAGGTTTATTAATTGGTAAAAAGAATGGAAATGGAGTAATTGGAAAACAAGAAGATAATAATAAAGAAGAAAAGAAATGAAAATAACTAAAATTATAATTATAATATTGATAATTACTTTATTTGCTCTTTATGTAGGTAAAACATCTATAATAGATGGTAAAATTCATATTGAGAGACCGGTTACATTAATATGTTTTATAGTTACAGTAATTGTATCACAATTAGAAGATAATTAAAATGAAAAAACAAAAAGCTAAATTACTTCATATATTACATGGATTGTATTGGACTGTATTTACAACAACTATGGTTCCAGGAAGTAAAGAACATATCTTAATAACTGAAATAAGAGAATATCACTTTTTAGGAATTACATATTATAGAAAAGTGACATATTTAGGTTGTAGTTGTGGAAGAAATTTTTATAGTAAAAGTTTAATTAAATAAATAATTATGACAACTAAAAAAGAAAATAAGAAATTAAATGATTTGAAACTACTTACTTCAATTGTGTGTAATAAGCTACAAATAGATCCTCATTTAGTAATGGAGACAGAAAAGCGAGAATACATTTTTGCTAAAATGGTCATAGCTTATTTAGCTGAAATAGATACACTTAATATAGCAACGTGGTCAGAAATAGCAAAATATCTTGGCTATAAAAATCATGGTTCAATTGGTAATTGCAAAACAACTATAAAGAATTTAATAGATGTTTATAAAGACAAAAGAGAAATTATTGAATATCTTAAAGAAAGATGTAAAGATCTTAATATGTATAAAAGTAAGCATTTTGTTACATCATCTTATTTTTTAATACCTGGAATATGAACAATCTGTTTTTATATATTTTTATCTTAGTTTATATTTTAATGTCAAGTATGATATTAGGATTGACCTGGTACATTCTCTTTTGCACCAGAGTGCAAATAAATATAAAAGTAATAGAAACCATTAAAGAGATAGAAATCGTTAAATCTGAGCGATTTTATGAAATTGGGAAAATTTCTTATGAAGAATTGATAAAAAATTATCAAGAAAGACAAAAAGATGAAAAGTTAGTTACAATAAGAGATTGGGCAGATTTAATGAGATATTGTAAGAATATTATTACAAAAAACCTGCAACATGAATATCCATTCGTCTTCAATAGAGAAACAAATGAGATAGTTAAAATAAGTAAGTTTGACAAATTAGGATTTTAATATGAAAAGTAAATTGATAGAATTGTGGAATAAATTTGATGAATTTTTAGGAAAATTAGCTACATTAATAGTTATAGTTTTACTATTTTATTGGTTTATAAATATGTGGTATCAACAAAGAGTTGATATTGTGAAAGAAGGTTTAAAACAATATAACCAAGAACAAAGTAAATGAAAGAAGTAAAAGTTAAAATCTTACAACAAGTTCAGTTAGAATATGTAACTGAAAGATTCAAAGCAAATAACTTCAATAGAGAAGATACTTGCAAAGAATTAGCTATTTCAATAAGAACATTAGGAAGAATCTTAATGAATTTCAATGTTCCAAGACCAAAAAGAGCAGCGAATAAAATAACAGATAAAATAAGTGATGATATAATATTTTTCATAATATTAGAAATAGGAGGAAAATATGCAGTAAAAACAGCATCAAAGTTTTCTAATAAACAAACAACCGGAATTTTAAGATATAAAATACGAGAACTTGCTCAACAAAAAGCTGATGAATTAAATAATCAACCAATTAATAAAAAATAAAATGAATAATTATTTAGTAAAATTTAAAAACAATGATAATGAAATTCATATCATTACAGTTAATAGAGACAATAAACAACAAGCATTAGAAACACTTATTGATTGTAAAGAAATCATTTTGAGTCATAAAGTATAAATAAAAATAATGAAATTAAAACTAATAAGCTATGGCATCATGAGTTAGCGATTTCTTGCTAAGAGTTAGGTATATCTCCATTCATCAAAAATGGCAAATAGGAGCCATAGAACCTCTAAAGTAGGTCATTTGTAGAAACCTATAAGATATATCAAGAATGACTTTTCCAGAGTTCAAAGTAAACTGGAATTTGAGAGAAAAGAAGTTTAAGTAAATGATTGATAATTAAATAAAAATGATAATTTTGTAACATGAAAAAAAGTTAAATAATATGAGAATAATACTTGAAATATATTTTGGATTGAATTGTATATTATGCGGATTAATGTTTGGTATTTATTGGAAAGAGGCTTCTTATAGAAATGAAAAGATAAATGTGATATTATTTTCAATAATAGCTTTATTGTTCGGAATTATTATTGTGATGTTGTTAGTTATTTTTAAACCTATTCAATTGTTTTTCAATTATTTAGATGGAATTTGGCAAATACGTTTTTTCTTTTGTTATTATGTGTTGAGAAGGCCTTATAAAAATAGAAGTATTGAAGTATTAGAAAGAGTTAATAATCAACTGAAACTTCAAGATGAAAAATCAATTAAATATAAGATGATGAAGATAGTAGTTGAGAAAGTCAATAAAATAAACAATTACATACCAGAAGGAACAAAATGAAAAAAGTCATAATATGTTGTGATAATTGCGATCAACCAATGAGGTTCATAAAAGATCTTCAAAGTAAAAGCAAGTTTCAAATGAAACGCTATCATTGTGATATATGTGACATTGACAAAACAGTTTCAGGAACTGGAATTTATGATGAAGAGATAATTCCGGAAGTTACAGTCAAAAAAGTTGAAAACATTGATGGAGAACAAAATGTAGATATTGTGTTAGACAATATGGAAAACAATGCTAATTTCAAAAAAGAGAAGAAAAGAATAAAAAGCTTTGATGAGAAATTTGTTGTTTACATTCATTCAGAATCTGATTGTGTTGGAATAATGAAAGCAAAAGAATATAAGAAAGCTGTTAAATTAAATGGAGAATTAATAGTTTCAAGAAGATTTGTAAAAATAGAAGCAGCAATAACACACGCTCAAACAATAGCTAAAAAGAATAATTTAAGTTTTGAATATGAAACAGTTAATATATAAATATCTAAAAATTGAAGTTTATAAAAGATATAAACTTATAATTTATAAAAATAAAAAGAGACTTGAAAGACTTATTGATGCTAAAAATTATATTAATGATAATTCAGATATTCCTTTAAGTTGGTTATTTGATAGATTTTGTCAAAAATTAGAGATTCAAATGGATGATGCTTCATTTAAGTTTCTAACAAGAATAGCAATGAACAATAATCTTAATTTAATAGAAGAAATTAAAAAATTGCCGTTATGAAAGTTGATTTAGTATACAAAATAGGCAAAAGAGACAACGATACAAACTTCGAGTTAAGACACTCAATAAGAAGTGCTGTAGAGAACTTCGTGGATCTTGGTAAAATTTATATTGTGGGACATAAACCAGATTGGGCTATAAATGTCATTCATATTCCAATAGGAGATCCATATAAAAACAATAAGGATGCTAATCTCATAAATAAGCTATTAAGAGCTTGTCAAGAAGAAAGTCTTAGTCAAGAATTCTTAAATATGAGTGATGATTACTTTTTCTTAGAAAAGATTGGTAAAGATTATTTTGATACATCAATCTATGATAATGAGATAATCAGTAAAATCACTCCAGAAAGCAAATATTCAAAATGGGACAGAAGACTATTATCAACATTACAAATCCTAAAAGAAAAAGGATATGAACAAAATATCTATGATTTACACATGCCAGTATTGATTGACAAAACTAAATACAAGGAAGTCATGCTGAATTATGATTATGGTTGGGATAACGGATATTGTGGTAATACATTGTATTTCAATACAATAAAAAAGAAAGGAAGAGAAGTTGTGAAGAATAAGAGCAAAGAACAATTGATTGAAAACAAAAGACAAAACGATTTTGTAAATTCAATGGCTAATTTAGCTAAAAATATTGATGATGAAACTGATAAGCAAAATTTTCATATAGAACCAGGATTTGATAGTGAAGGAAAACTAATTGAAGTTTCTATTTGTAAGAATAAAAATGATAATAGATTTCCAGTTCAATTAGGTTATGAACAAAAAGATATTCAATATGAAAATGAAGTTTCAAAGGTTATTGATGATAAAATTGAAGAATGGCATAATAGTAATTCAGATAAAACATTACAAGAATATTTAGGTTTAAGTAAAGAAGACTATAAATCATTTGTTGAGAACAATAGTTTCGATGAAATCATATTAGAACAAGAAGCAAATCAATTATATGACATCAATGAAAAGATCAAACAATTAGAAGAAGAAAGAACTAATTTATGGAATAATGCCCCAACTTTAAGAAGTGGTGAAAAATGGGAAAAAATAGATCAAAGAACAAGTGAAATAGGGCATCAATTAGTTGATTTATATGAACAAAAAAGAAATCTCGAAATAAGAGAAGAAATTGAATGTAAAGCAGATGGAAGTATAAATACATTAGAGAGTGAAGAAGAGTTTCTTGATTTTACTAAATGGAAATGCCAAAAAAGAGTTATACTATTATATGAAGATTATGATATTGAAGAATTATATTCAGAATATCTTAAAGAAAAAAGTGAAGCTGAAAGAATAGATAATAAAAATAGTAAATTGAGCAATAATGAAACAGAAGCTCAAAGATTTGAAGTTCCGATTAATGTGAATAATGAAACAAAAATGAAATTGTTTCAAAATATAACAGCTAAGCGAATATATGTTGAAGGCGAGAATATTGGATCCGAGGATTTAAGAGCTCCAATTAGAGCTATTGAATTTACTTTATTGAATGATGAAGGACAAGAAGTAAAAGTTATAAAGACTTTACAAGAGTTAGGAGAAGTTGATAAATATATGATAACCCATAGCGAAGAGAAGTTTCGTAATTGGCTATTAAATAATAAAGAAAGTGTTGATTATCAATCATTCAATGATATTTGTAGACTTTATAAACAATCAAAATCAGTAGAAGAGATTCAAATCTTTACAACTCAAAATCTTATAGTAAATTATTCAGCTATTGCATTTAATAAATCTATGGAAAAATTTTTAGCATTGAGATTCAATAAGTTATGCATTTATGAAAGTAAATAAGTTTTATTTTAAATAAAATTTATAAATTTGCATTATTAAATAAATTAAAATTTATAAAAAATGGAAAATGAATTAGAAGTAAATGGTGTGAAATACATCAGAAAAGATTCAATAAAATTTAAAGAAAAAATAATTGAATTAGATGGAACTGAATCGTTGTGGGAAATTGATAAAAATTATCTTATAAGAACAGTAACTATGATTCAATTGGGAAAACTTAAAAAAGTTACTGATAAAGAACTTTTATTATCAGAAGCTTGTTGGGTCGCTGATACTGGCAGATTTAATGAATCACTTAAAAAAGGAACTCTTAAAGAAGTAGAAATGTTTCAAAGAGATGTTATTGTTTCAAGAGGAGGGATTATTGATGCTACAGAATGGCTTTTAGAATTACCTAAAGAATCAAAATAATGACTCAAGTTATATTAAGAAGAGGTTTTGAAAATCTAAGGAGCGGGAGCAGGAGCGGGAGCAATTAAACAAATACTAAAATGGCTTTCAAATATTTAATAGTAGATAATAAGTTGATAATAGGAAATGCCGACTATCATACTCAACTTGTTCGAAAAGATATTGAAAAGTCTCTTATCGCCAGCGAAGGGAGACTGGATTTGAATAAGACAGATAAAAAAGCTTACTTTTATGGAACTTCATTTGATTATGGTTCAGTTACAAAAGAACAATTCATAACTTCAATTAATAATTCATTAATAAGTCAATCATTATTAGAATATGAATGGACTTTCACAAATGATTTGAATTAGAGTAGTAATAATGAAATAGTAAAACATAAAAATAAATAATATGAACAAAGATCAAATTAAAGTAAAACTAACAACTCTTATAAAAGAAGAGTATTATATTGATGAAGTAAATATCAATGAAGAAGCTAAGTTAACAGATCTTGGTCTTGATTCTTTAGATGCGGTAGAACTTATTATGAGAGTTGAGAAAGAATTCAACATTGAGATTCCAGATAATGATGCTGAAAAGCTTGAGGCATTTGGAAGCGTTGTTGATTATGTTGATAAAAAAGTGAATAAATTATGAGAGAAAAAAGAAAAGTAAAATTTAGATCAACTGCAGAACATGGAACACTAATTTATGGAGTTCCACAAGCGTCATATTTAGAACCTGGAACTAAAGTCATCATGACATTTGTTGCTGATCTTTCAAAGAAAGAACAAAACAATTAAACTAAATTTGAAGTGATATGAAAGATTGTACTATCCATTCATTTAAAAGGTGGAATACTATTATTGACTATGAAAGTGATGAAGGTTCTGTTGTTTTGATTAATAGTAAAGGCAAAAAAGTTGTTGAATTTGGTTATGTAAAATTCACAAAAAAAGATTTTGATAAATTTAAAAATAATTAATATGGAATCAAATCAAAATGTTGCAGAACAAAAAACTGAATAAATATTGGTTCATAATAGAATTTGAATCAGATAGCTCATTACCGACTTTCTTGAATAAATTATCATCTTTTGAAATAGATTCATCAGAGATCAAATATTCACGCTATAGAAACACTCATACAGTTTGCTATCGGCATACAATTGAAATAACTAATTTGAAATGATAATAGCTTTAAATATAATTTGGATATTTTATACAGCCTATATAGCAATTGGAATATTAGGCTGTATTATAAGCAGAGAAGTTCAACCAATATTCAAATGGCATGATTTATGGATTGGTTTCTTTTGGGATTCTAAAAAGAAGTGGTTGTATATATTTTTAATCCCATGTTTAGGTTTAATTTTTAAATTTGATTAAAATGATAAAATATCAGATAAGAAAAGTTCAATATCAAACAGCATTAGGTTGGCGCCCATATTTCAGTTATAGTTTTTATTTTTTGTTTATTTGGTTTGAAATTGCCTGGTCAATAGATGAATCTTTTCTTGAAACTAAATATTCGCACAATCTGATAAAGAAATGAAAACAAAAAAGCCAGCCAAGATATTCATAGATGATGTCAAATGTGAAGCAGAGTGGAAAAGTTTTACAAAAACTTATGATTCAAGAACAGATTTATATATTGGGAACATTTTCATCGCGAGTTATAAATACAATAAACAAGCATTAGAAAAAAAATATCAATACATAGTTACATCAGAATTTAAAGGAGTTTCTTTATTAAAAGTTGGGCAAGAATATGCTTCAACAGTTTCAGAAGCTCAAGATAAATGTATTGAAATAGCTAAAGAATTTTGTAAGCAGCTTCAAAGCTAAATTTATCTATTCATAGTAATTTTGTATTTTTGCAAATCATAATAAAAATGTATTGTCAAAAACATAAAGTATTTACTGAGAAAGATATTGAATATCTTTCAAATAATCAAATTGAAACCGGTGTTGTTTCAAATGAGCTTGTAAATTTGATGATAGTAAGTTCATTCTTTTCGTATGGTTTGTTTCCAATCAATCATTGATCAGTAAAAGAAAGAGGAATCATAAAAAAAGAATTTGAGATAGATTTAAAAGTAAATTTGTTATTTTGCGATAATTAAAAATGAAAGATAAGAAAGAACAAAAGAAAGAAAGCATTGAATATTTGAAGAAATCATTTGAAGAATTAGGTGTTGATAAGTTCATCATCAAAAATGTTGTAGAAACTGATCTTCAAAAATCGCATAGAATTCTTAGTTTACGACAAAATGGTGAAGATGAGATTGAGAAAGGAACTCCAATGGCTTCACATCCTGGATTAATAAAAAAGAAAGTCACTATTCGCATGGGTGGTAAAACGTTTGAAGGTTATCGTTATGTGAAATCTGATACTGGAGCCGCTGCAAGTCATCCAAAAGCAAGCAAGGACGTTCAAGAGACAAATAAGAAACAATCAGAGAAAGTTGAAGCAAAAAAGAAAGTCAAAGATAATCTTGATGAGAATGGAAAACATGGTAACGAAGATGTAAATGATGAAGAAGATAATGAACAAACAAATCCCGAGTTAGTTAATCAGATTATCAAGATAGCTCAAACAAAAGGAACTAATGCAAGCAAAGTAAGAGATTTTATTGGTCTTGGCATTTATGACGCTCAATTGATGTTAAGTTTATGTCCACAATTAAAAATAGCAGACATTAATTGGTATGGTAAAGAAGCTGGTTTGGATATGAAAGAGTTTCAGAATAATGTTGTTGGTAAAGTGAATGGGTTTTTAGGAAACATTGGTTCAAATGATAAAAAAGAATCTGTTGAGGAATTGAGAAAAGTAATGAATGATAAGAATTTCCAAAAGCAATTAGAGCAATCTAAAGAAAAGCGATTGGAAGATCTTGGAATGTCTCCAGATGAGGTGATGAATATGAAATGGGATGCTTATGATTTGAAACTTAAACAACTTATTGTTAAAAGACAAATTCCATCATTATTAGTTTATGGAACTGGTGGTATTGGTAAAACATTTGGATTATTGAAATCTTTAGAAGCAGCTGGAAAAGTTGCTTGGGATCCAGAGCTTGATTTGCAAGCAAATGAATATGATTATGTAAAAATCAATGGAAACACAAATGCTTCAAGTATGTATAATCTTCTTTATGAGAATCCAAATAAGTTGATTATATATGACGATTGTGATTCAATGTGGAATGATCCAGATTCACCAATGGCAAATATGCTAAAAACAGCTTTAGATGGAACTGGTGATAGGATGATAACGTATGACAATCCAAAAAAATTAGAAGATGGAACTAAACCTCCAACTAAATTTAAGTTCCACGGTCAAGTGATATTCATAAGTAATTTACCACGAACGGCTTTTCCAAAACCAATCGTTGACTCAAGAGCATCAGCTTTAGATTTAACTATGACAATGGATCAAACATTAGCTAAATTAAATAAGATAAAGTATGATGTTGAATTTAAAGATGTTGATAGTAATGAAATAACTGTTGATAAAGAATCAAGAGATGACATTATGAAATTCTTAGAAGAATATAAAGGCGATTTAAGAGTTGAACAAGTAAATGGAAGAACATTAGCTAATTTAGCTAAAATGAAAGTTCAATTAGTTGAAGATGGAAAAATTTCTCATAAAGATTTTGTAAGACAGGCAATGATAGATTTAGATTTAATTTAAAATTTTAAGAATGGATAACTTAATTGATAAAAAGAAAATATCTGCAAAAGATCTTGAAGGAAATTTTGAAGAACATAAAACTCAACAGCTTGAAAATTTGCTTCAAGTTTTACTTTCAACAGAACATGATGATGATATAACTGTCAATCTCATTATAGCTGAATTATTGAATCGAGGAATCTCAAAAGATGAAATCAAAGAGAAATCAAAAGATAAGAAAGTCAAAGATAAAATTGAAAAAGCTTTTGACATTTTAGGAATTGATAAGATTCAAAAAGGAACTCTGCATAAGACTCATAAATATCTTAAGATAGTTAATGGTCATTATATTTACAAAGAAAATGAGATGACAAGCAAAGACCATTCAGAAGCCGCAAGTCATCATAAAATGGAATTTGAAAAGTTGAATAAGACAAATAAAATTGATGAAAAGCATCGTAAGAAACTGAAATATCATCAAGATGTAGCTGACAGGCATGAGAAGTTGGCAAAAGATAAAATAAAAACAGAAAAACTTTCTAATAAGTAAAAATGAAGCCATTCCCAGCGGGGACAATTCGTGATTGGGAAGGTGGAACTTTCATTAAAGCTTGTGAGCCTTCAAAATACAACCATTCAGGTTGGATTCCATTACAAACAAGTCAAGCATTAGAATCAATAGGAAGAGAATGTGATTCATTAGCAAGTAGTTGTTTAAGTAAGAAAGAACCTATCGCTGGAGAAATCGCACTTGATCACGAAATTGATAACTTTGAAAAAGATGCTAATGGAGATCATCCATATACTGCAAATGACTTTAAGAAATATGAAGGTTTTTATGGTTCAGGAAGATACTCATTTCGTAATGAATTTTCACGAAGATTCATGGCTGAAAAACTTGCGTTGCAAGAAGCTATCAATAAAGCTTACGATGATGCGATGCCAAGTAATGCTATGAAAGGATTAGATGCAGCTACAAAAAAAGAAATAAGAAATGAAGTCAAAGCTAATTTCAATTATAATTACGAGCCATTCAAAACAACTCAAGCAAATGAACTGAAAGGAATCATTGAACGCACTAAAAAGCAATTGGATATTGGATTTAATTTTGAGGGTGAGCAGAAGAAAGTTTATGATGAGGCTTTAAGTGTTGTAAAATCTCTTCCATTAGAATATGATAGAATAGCTAAAAAGCGAAAACAAAAAGAAGATGCATTAAAAGCAATCAATGAGATTTTCAAAGATAACTGGGGAGCAAGAGAGGCAGTAAAGAAAAAATTAGATGATGCTTATGGAGAATATGTAAGGAAATTCTCAGATCAAATAAGAGAAGGCGAAGGCAAATCACAAGAAGAGACTTTTGGAGTTACAATTGATGAACCTTATGAAACATTTTATCCAAAGTTATTTGACAAGATTCAATTAGACAGAAATAAATTCAACAAATATAAAGTTGAAGACATTGAGTTAGATAAATATGAAGGAGAAGAGATTGCTTTAGAAGGAATTTCATTCATTTTGAAAAAAGATAAAAATGGACATTTATATTTAGTTAGATCTAATCAAATATCTGGAAATCCTAAATTTAATATAGATGCTATTAAAGACCATGAGCGATTATATCCACAAGGATATTTAGAAATTGATAATCGACTTGAATTACCAGTAAAACAAGGTTTAGTTGATAAGCTAAACATGTTTGATTTATTGAGTCAGCATATTGGGGAAGAAATTGAAACTATTACGAATTCCCATTATGGTAAATCAAAAAATATTTATAAAATAAAAAAAGACAAAGAGAATAAAATTTATTTAGAAGATTTTGTTGGAAACAGAAAAAACTTTAATGAATATTCAAAAACATATAGTGTTGTAGCAGAACAATTACATAAACAATCCAAATCATATCCTTTCAATGAACTTCTCTATTTACGTTTTGAAACTTTATATAGTAAACAATTTGATGGTGATTGGAATGAATCGATGTTACCAGTTATTTACAATATCGAAAAGTTATTGAATACATTACCACTAGGGCATGCTATCAATAATGGCGAATTGAATCAAATCACAAATAAAGAATATGGTGACAATAATGGTTATGCTTGGTATTCATCAAATGAAAGACGAATCAATTTCAGTGACAAAGCGGCGAATGCTTTTTCAATATGGGGAGATTTAAAAGGTTCACAAGAATTCAATTCAGTTGTTGCTCATGAAATTGGTCATGCTGTAAGTTATAAATTGGGAAGAAAACCTAATTTAAACTATCGTAAATTTGGAAAAGAATGCGGCTGGGATTGGTCATATTTGAGGCCGTTGGGAGACGATTATATAAAAACAGGAGATCAAAAAGGAGTTGAAAGAACTGGAAGTGAATCTCATCAACCATTATTGACTGCTTATGCTGAGACAAGTCCTGAAGAAGCTTTTGCAGAATATTACTCAATCTATGTAAATAACAAAGAAGCCATTGATTCATATTTAGCAACTAACAACAAAGAATTCTTATGTAAAGTGAGTAAAATAGTTGCTCAATCAAAACCAGATAGTGATTTGAAAAATGTGAAAGATTATAGTGGTTTTCAGAATAAAGATCAATATAAACAAGATAAAGAATGGTTAGCTAATAGAGTAAATAAGAGAACTATTGAAATTCCAAAAGAAATCGAAAATCTTCATTTACAAGATAAGAAAAATTTTGATGTTGAATTGATAAATCCTTGGATGGTAAAATTTGACAAAGGAATCAAAGAAGAAGCTGAATATATAAAAACAGGTTTATATAATGCTCGCATAAATGAACCTCATCCAATAGTTGTAATTCAAAGCAAAACTAATATATATCATTGTTTGAGATATGAGAATTATTGTATGGCATTCAAGAGAACACATAAAATGGCTCCGGCATTGATTATAAGTGAAGAAGCGTATTCACAATTAAGTCAAAAATTCACTAAAGAAGAAATCATTGATTATGCTATATATTTTTTAAGAGATCGAAAAGTACCATTGCAAAATAATGTAGCTAAATTTAAAAAAGGATTAGAATATAGGAATGAAGTTTTAAGTGTTGAAGATCTGGTTCATAATAAAAACCGCTTTTTAGCAATGAAAAAAATATTTGATTCTCCTTCATTACAAAAAGCTTTAAAAGAATTATTTGGTTTGAATCATCTAAGAGATGTTTTTGCAATCAATCAACCAATTCAAGATAATGCATTAGAATTACAGAAAAGTGAGTTGAATAGTATTCTATCGGAATTGGAAGAAAATGCATTAGAGCTTAATCTTGTAATGCGAGAAATAGATTCTAATTAATTTGTTAGTTTTGCATTATGAATGTACAAGAATCTTTAGAAGTAATTAATCAAGCTTTCAATCAAGGTTTAATAACTGGTGAGAAATACTTTGAGACTCTTGAAAAAGCTCGTGGTAAAGTAGCTTTTTTAGATGGAACGATTTCAAAGAATGGTTTATATAGAAAAGATTCATCAGCTAAAAGTGGTTGGACGAAGATTGAAAATAAAAGAAAGAAAAAAGTTGTTGAAGAGAAAAAAGAAAGTAATAGTGAAATATTTATTCCAGAAGGAAAATTTCAATTAAAAATTAAACCATTAAAGGAAGGAAAAGATCCACTAATAGTTGAAGCAATTTCAGATAATTATGGAAAAGGAATTACAGTTTATATGGATGGAAAAAATTATTATTTAACTGGAAAACAAATTCAAAATTTCTTAAAAACAGGAGAATATGAAATTATAAAAAAAGAAATCTCAAAACCTATTCAAGCTAAAAAACTAAATGAAGATGATGAAGATGAAAACTTCGACCAAAAAGAACAATTTGAAACTAAAGAGCAATTAAATGAATTTATAAAAAATGGAGACATTACAGAACAGCAAGTTGAAGAATTCGGACAAAGAACAGAAGAACAAATTACAGAGCTTGAACCAACTATTAAGACTCTTGAAAATGAGACAACTGATCTCACAAGAACGACTACGGAGAAACTTAGTAGATTAGATGATCAAATTGATGAGCTTATAAATAGCTCACATAAAGCGACTCCATTATTAGATGCTTATGAAAAGCGATTTGATGAATTGGATATTGAGACGTCTCATAAAGATCCAGATAAAATTGAAATTGGAGATTATGTAACCACAAAACGAGCTTTCAAAAAAGAGCCAATGAATGGTTTTGTAACTAAAATAGAAACAAAATCAATTACCATAAAGCATCCAAAAGGTGGTTGGACAGGTGACGAGAATGACTTTAATTTTATTCAGGAACATAAAGTCTCGAAAACTGATGTTGAGAGTTATTATAAATTGAAGAAGAAAATAAATGTAAATTACAATGATAATATTAGTCTTAATGAAAGTGAAATATCCGAAGATTCAACTGAATATAAACGAAACAGTGGATCCAAAAGTGAAATACAAAACTTCGAAGAATTTGAAAAAGAGCAATTACCAAGATATGCTGAAAAAGTTAAATCATTAATTGAAAAAGTAATTGCTAAAGAATATCTTTCGGATGAAGAAGTTTCAGATTTAGGTTTTAGTATTATTCAATTAAATAAATATCAATATCAAGATATTTCTCAAGATTTTATTTATATTGGAACTTATTTGTCTATTGGGCGAAACAAAATTTTATTCAATAATGAAAAAACAAAAGAAACATTTATAAATAAAGGAAAAGAGCTTTTAAAACAATATCAAGATAATAATATTCAAAAGTCTGAAGAATGGTTTTTCAATCTCTTAGAACGAAAGAAACAACTGCAAGAACAACTTATAAACATAGTTGATGCAAATCCAGAATTGATAGATGATGAGATAGTAAAATCTTCAACATTAGATACTTTAGTTCCAGGATTTACAGATAATCTAAAAGAAGTTCTTCATAAAAATAAAGTCAAAGGAAAACAACATTTCTCAGATGCAATTATCATGAATGACAAAGGAGAAATTCTTATGTTATTTAGAAACATTAATAAGAATCCAGAATTATCACATAAATGGTCATTACCAGGAGGACATATTGACAAAGAAGAAAATGCACAAGAAGCATGTATTCGTGAAACTCTTGAAGAAACAAATTTAGTTGTTGATTCATGTCAATTGTTTTATGTTAAAGAATGTGATAAAGCTATAATTAACTTTTTCAAATGCGTTATTGACTTAAATCAATTACCTATTTTAGATGCTATGGAACATTCAAATCTTAAATGGGTGAGCAAAACAGAACTTCAAGATTTAGATTGTATTTATGACTTAAAAGATACGTTGAATAAATTGGTATTTCCTGATTTAGGTGGATTAGATAAAATTGAAAAAGAAGTTGAAATTGAGGATGATATTGTTAATGAGATAACTAAAGCTCGAAAAGTTGGAAGTTTAAATAAAGTTCATAAATTTATTAGAAAAGAAAATGGTGAATATATTTATGAAGATAAATTAGAACCAAATGTTCATAATAAAATTGATTGTAATGAAGTTTTTGAAAATAAAGTATTTCAAAAAAACATAACAGATTTAATTAAATGGTTTAAAAAAATATTTAATGTTAAAGAGCAACATAATATTCCACTTGATAAAAGAAAAGATCTTTGGGATGAAAATAAATTTTGGCAAAAAGATAATTTTATAAATAAATCTTTTATTGAAAAAATAAAACTTGAAAATATTTTTCCATCACAAGAATCAACATTTATAGAACCACTTTTAGATAAACTTAATGGTTCTAAAAGTCATAGTACAGATTTACCTTTAGGTTTATTAATTGGAGATACTGGAAAAGTTTTATTATTTGATGGACATCATAGAATAGTTACTGGAATCATTAAAGGAGAAAAAGAATTTGATATTAAATTAATAAAAGTTGGAACATATCATTTTTTTAAATATTTTGATAAGTTTAAAAACGATATTGAAAAATCTGAAATAAGTATCATTTTAAAATCAGTTGATGCTTCAATTTCAATCATTCAAAAAGCATTTGATGCAGATCAGATTAGTGAAGAAGAATATTTTAATGCACTTAAAAAAGCTCGTCATGCACATCATAAATATTTGAGGATTGAAGGTAAGAAATACATCTATAAAGAGAATGAAGGAAAGTTAAAAGTTGATTGGAACAAAGATCTCATAAGTGATGAACAATATTTTCAAGCATTAGAAAAAGCTAAACATATTGAAAAACGAATTCATACATCTAAAAAGACTGGAAAAAAATGGTTGGAGAATCATGAGGTTGGAAGTGATGAAGAAGAGAAATTAATTCAAACAAATGGCGAACTTGATAATTATGTCGAAGAACTCACTAAAGATAATGTTGAATTAAAATTTGAAGCAGGAGAAAAATCATTGCATCTTAAAATCATTGATGTAAATAAAAATAGAAACAAAGGTCTTGGTTCTCAAGTTATGAATAAAGTAATTGAATGGGCAGATAAGAATAAAATCGTTATAGATTTAGTTCCAGCTGGAAGTTATATTAATTCAAGAACTTTTCTTATTAATTGGTATAAGAAATTTGGATTTATTGAAAATAGAAAAGAAAATTCAAATGATGATTTTCTTTATATGTATAGATTACCAAAACAAAAAGAAGAACCTTCAACTCAACATCAATCATCTCAATTGATAACTTATTTAGAACAACTTTCAACTTTGATGAAAGATAATCCTCAACAAAAAGCATTTTTTGATTGGGAGAAAAACAATGCTAAACAAGTGAAAATAGTCTCAACAGCAGAAATACGATTAAAATATCCTAAGATTGATGAATATTTAAAACAAGAATGGAATCAACCAGAAGTCAAACAATGTTATTCAAATGCAGCTAAATTAGCAACTAATATTGAGAGAGTAGAATATATTGAAGGCATGATTTCAATGATGGGAATTCCTATTGATCACGCTTGGAACAAGGTTGGTGATGAATATTTTGACATAACTAAAGATATTGCTTTGAGTGATGCAACAATTTCTAATGATGAATATCTATCAATCATAGAGTTAGATACAGAAACTACATTAGAATATATGTTAGAAACTCAAGTTTATGGCGGTTATATTCAACAAAAATATATGCGAGATAATGGATTAACAAAACCTAAAAGTAAAACATATAAAATAGAGAAAGCTGAAAAGAATAAAAAGATAGAACTTAATCAAAATGAAAAGAAAGAAAAGAAACTTCAACTTCATGAATATGAAGATGATGACTTAAAATTGCACGCAACAAGAACAAGTGAAAAGCATTTGAAACGAATTATAAGTGAATCATCAAATCCAAGATTAAGACAATTTGCTCAAGAAGAACTTGATAATCGCGATCCAAAGAAACAAAAAGAAGTAGAAAAAGAAGATAACTTATTTGATTTGATGATTAGTGAAGAACCGGATATTAAAAGAGGTCGTAAACCAGAAAGTGAAACGATTCATTTTGAAAAAGAACCACCGAAAGATGTCATTGAAAAACTTCATGAACATAGAATCAAATATATGATTGGAACAACAGAAATTGAGGATGAAGAAGAAAAGTTACAAAAAGCTTTAATGTTAGAAATGGAATTAATTTAGTATTTTTGCAATAAATAAAAAGAAAATGGGGCAGATAATAATTTCAAGTTTAACGAAAGGCGTTGAAGTAATAAGAGAAGATGGCAGTGGTAAAATCTTTGCTAAAGATACCGTTGAAGCATCTTGGGACATAACTCAAACTATGGTTACTTTAACTAATAGATTTAATGGTAATGTTTTGTTGAAAGCGAATTATAAAAATATAACTTTAGGAACCGATGAATCAGACCATGGAGTTTATGATAATGCTCAAGATTTATGTGAAGATCTTGATGCAATATTGAATAAGTAAGTGTTTAAAATTTAGTAATATTTATTTGAAGATCCATCTGTGAAAGCAAGTGGATTTTTTTTATTTAAAATAAAAGTTATTTATTTTTTTAAAAAAGTTGTTACTTAAACTAAAATAAGTAATAGTTATTTTTGCAATTGTAATGAGTGATAAAATAAGATTTGGCATACCAATTGACATTATTAAAAGCAAAAATGCTAAAGGTGATGATGTTTATAAATTTAAAGGATTAGCTTCAACTAATGATAAAGATAATCAAGGAGAAACCTTGTTAGCTAAACAATTTGATTTGAATGATTTTAAAAATGTCAATTATAATCATCAAGGTGCAAAAGATGCGAACGCTGTTTTAGGAGAAATTACATCTCATAACTTTGATAGAGCTGGTTTGAATGTCGAAGGAGAATTGTGGGGAGATATGCCGATGACTCCTGCTGTTGTATCTTTGATGAAACGAAAAGCTAAACAAGGTAAGAAATTGCAACTTTCAGTTGAAGGTCAGGTTTTGCAACGAGGTGCAAACAAATGTTCAAAATGTGGTAATTCATTAGAAAAATCAAGTGTATGTACTAAATGCAAAGCAAACACTCAAGGATTTAATAAGATAGTGAAAGCTAAATTAACAGGTGTTGCAGTTACATTGAATCCAATCAATGGTAATACGTTTTGTGATTTGATTGAAAAAGGGATTACTAATAATGAGTGGCTTTATTCTGATGAAGATGAATTGTTGATGAAAGCCGTTGATACTAAAATGAAAAAAGGAAAATCAATCACTAATGAAAGTGATGATGATGGAGATGATGATATGCAAATGAGTGAGAAAGATGATTTGGAGAAATCTAATTGTCCTAAATGTAAAACATTACTTCAAAAAGGACTTTGTTCAAAATGTGGTTATACAATAGAAAAAGCTATGTCAGCAGGTTCTGATACTGGAACTGATATTACAAATAAGCAATCAAATGGTTCTGCTTTAAAGAAAGAAGATGTTGAAAGTAAAAAGAATTTATCTAATACTTTAAGTAAGTCTGAAGCTTACTCTACTATCTTTGATTATTTTTACCCTACAATTGATTTTAAAAAAGCTGGTGAAATTTATAAATTAACAGAAAAAATAAGTAAAATGGAAAAGAAGCCAATTTCAAAGGAAACTTTAAGTAAAGCATTCGAAATAATCGAACTTGCCATTAAAGAAAATGAAAATTCAGAAGTCAATGAAGCTATTGATTTGATTAAATCAGATTTCAATGATTTAGAAAAATCAGAACAAGTTGAAGAGCTTATAAAAGCAGGATATGATGAAGAAGTAGCTAACAATGCTGCTGATAAGCATGAAGATGATGAGAAGGATAAGAAAAAGAAGAAGAAACATGTTGCAAAAAAGAAAGATGATGACAATGAAGAAGAGGAAGATGAAAACTTTGAAAAAGCTTTAGGAGCAATTGAAGAAATTTCAATCAATCAAGATATGAAATTCGGAGCTCTTGGAGTCATTATTAAATCTCAATCCGAAACAATTGAGAAAATTTCCACTCAATTAGAAGAAACTACTGATGCTTTGAATGAAGCAAAAGAAGTGATTCAAAAATCTTTTGATTTGATTGAGAAAATTTCGAAAACTGCAGTTAAATTCAACCGTCCAATTGGTGGAGCAAACGGCGTTGAACGATTTAAAGAAAATAAAGAAAATGGAAACAAGGTTTATAATATCAATAACAGAATTCAAAAAGCTGAATTGATTCAGACTCTTGATAATTTAAGCAATCTTGGTGGAAAATTCAATGAAGATCTTTTGAAAGCAGCGAGTGATTTGGAAATCGCCGGTGTTTTTGGAGACAGGAGAATGATTCCATATTTGAAAGATGTTCACAATATTGAAGTTGTAACATCTGATGGTGAGTAATAATAAAAAATAGTGTATATTAAATTTATATTTAATTAAAATGGGTTCAGAATTTACCTCTTTAGAGGATTACAACAATGGCTTCTCAGATGGGGAAGTTGGAAGCACGGCAGAGCTTTTAAAAGCTATGCAAGCAGGACAAATCACAGGTCGTGATACTGCAAATTTAGATTTAACTATTGAGCCTTTGAAAGCTGAATCGTTAGAGAGAACACTGAAACTCTTAGATTTCAGGACAAAAGACATTCGCTTGTTAAATGCAATGCCTAAAATGACAGCTTACAATACTGTAGAAGAATTTTTGCAATTGAAAAGCTATGGTACTGATCGTGGAGGTTTTTACAATGAAGGCGAACTTTCTGATGTTGAAGATTCAACATACGTAAGACGTTCTGAATTGATTAAATACATTCAGGTTACAGGTGAAGTTACGTTGCAAGCTCAAATGGTTCATTCATTTATTGATGCTTACAAAAAAGAAGTTGAAAACAAGACAATGTGGGTAATGCGTAAAGCAAATTCCGCAATGACTAAAGGTGATGCTGATATTGTACCACAACAATTCAATGGTTTATTCAAACAACATGCAAATATCGGATCAGGTGGTGGTCTTGATTATTTGTATGCTGATTTGGAAACTTATATGACAAGTGATGTTGTCATTGACAAACGTGGAGAATCATTGACTCAGTTCGATATTGAGAATGCAGCTGTAATTGGCGATGGACATTATGCTACATTTACTGATTTATTTGCTCCAACAAGTGCTATTTCAGCTTTGATTCAAGATTATTTCAAGATTCAAAGATTGATTAAAGGAACTAATAATGGAGCAGTTGGTGTTACGATTCCTTCAATTGATACATCGATGGGTAACATTAAATTGTCAAGTGATAAGTTCATGAAAGCTGATTCTTCAAGACTTTTGACTGATGGGGCAACATCTCCAAAAGCACCAACTATTCCAACAATTTCTTCTCAAGCTATTGAAATAGATTCTCACAGTAAAGTAACTGCTGCTGACGCAGGTTCTCGTTACTATGCTGTTGCGACTGTAAACCGTTATGGTGAATCTGCTCTTGTTCAAATGTCAGCTTCTGCATTAGCAATGGTTGCTGGTTATTCTGCTCAATTAGGATTTGATTACACAAATCAAGTTGGTAGTCCAACTGGTTTCAGAGTATATTCAACAAAGGTTACGACTGCTGGAGCAAACACTGGATTGAAGTTTTATCCTTTGTTTTATGTTTCAACGGCTCAACGTGCCGCTGGATATGATGGCGCCGCTGCTAATTATGTTTGGGATCGCGCAAGATTCTTGCCGGGAATGGAACAAGCATTTATGACTCAAATGGATGAGGAAGTAATGTCATTCAAGCAATTAGCTCCAATTTCAAAATTGGATTTGGCTGTGATTTCGATGAGCAAGCGATTTATTGCATTTAATTTCTGTTGCCCTAATTTATATGCTCCACAAAAGATGGTGAGGTTTGTAAATTGTTCACCAACATTGAATGTGTCAGATCCTGATCTTGCGTAAATTGTAAAATCAATTTAACAATAAGAAAGAGTAAGTGTAAAAGCTTACTCTTTTTTTTTATTTATCTTAAATAAATTTTGTTAATTTTGCATTATTAATAACTAATAAATTATAAAATGAAAATTCAATCAAAAGTATTAAAAGGCCAGAGTACACATTTACCAATAGTTGGTGAAGTAAAATTTGACAACAATGGTCTTTGCAACAAAGAAGTATCACAAGTAGATGGTGAGAAACTGTGTGAATTGATTCCTCACTTAGAAGACGTTGCAAATCCAAAACAAGATGTAATTGTTACTTCTAAGAAAACAGTAAAGGAACCTGTTGATGAAGGTGATGCTATGAAAAGGCTTAATAAAAAAGCTGCTGAATTAATCAATAAGGAAAATCAGTTAGAAACTAAAGAAAATTTCTTGAATGAAAAGGAAGCATTGTTGTTAGGAAGAGAGATGGTAATTGAAGCTAAGGAAGCTGAATTAGGTATTGAGCATCCAGAAAAAGAAGTTGGAGGTGAAGAAAAAGATGAGGAAACTGATAAAACAGAAGCTATCAATAAAATCATGAAAATGAATCGTAAGCAATTGATGGAATTGGCTGCTGAATATCCTGAAGAAGAAACTCTTGCTTTAACTTCAAATGCTGATTATAAGAATTTCTTAGTTAAGAAAATAGAAGAGTAATAATCTTAAGAATCATTAATGTCAATACGTGAAGCTGAATCAATCTTCTTGAGATATTAATGGTTCTTATTTAATCATAAGTGATGGGACAAATAACTTTAAAAGTGAAATATGATATTCAATCTGACTTAGTTATAAGTGTGGATGAGTTGAAATCAATTTATTTGTTCGGACTTCCATTGAATAATACAAATGGAGTATCAATCTCAGATGACACTATTGCTTTTAATATTGCTTCAGCTCAAGAGCAAATGGAGAATTTTTTATGCGTTAAATTTAAAAAACAAATTTATCAAGAAAAATTATCATTTGATGCTGCTGATTTTTATAATTGGTCATATCTTAAAGCTACATATATGATAGTAAAACCTTTATTATTAGAAGGTTATTTAAACACTACGAAGCAAGTTTCATACCCAACTGATTGGCTTTCAGTTAAACAAAGTTCAGATGGAATATTGTTTCATCGTAACTTATACATTGTGCCAGCAGGAAATTCATCAGCTTTAACACAAGCACAACTATTTACCGGGATAATTCCTAATCTTACATATCTTGGTTTAGCGCGAATACCGAACTATTGGGATCTTACCTATTCAACAGGCTGGAATAAAGTTCCAAAAAATATTATTGATGCTGTAGGTAAACTTGCAGCTTTGTCAATCTATCGTATCTCTGGTGATTTAATTGTAGCGCCAGGTATTGGATCTTTTTCTATGTCAATTGATGGTTTGAGTCAATCTAAGAGCATCAAATCCTTCGATCAAAGAATTCAAACTATGTTGCAAGATTTGACTCAACGGATTTTGCCTGAATTAAAGAATTATTATGTTGGTTTAACTTTTACGGTTTGTTAGATGGGTCAATATTTACATTTAAGAAGTAAAAATCCAAGATTGGAAAAAGTAAGATTGAAGTTATTGAAATTAGAAGTCAAAGATAGAAAAGAAAAAGAATTAAATGGTAATTTAAGAAACAATGAAAGTCGAAATTCAAAATCCTCCAGATAATCTTCAGCCAACCGATCCGGGCTTTGAAGAAGGAAGTTTTGATAAATTCATTTGGGATAAGGGTTATCGAGTTATCCATGAGAAAGTTCTACAATGTCCTTGTAAATCAGTTCGAGTAAATCAAAAATCAAGTTGTAGAAATTGCGGAGGCTCTGGTTGGATTTTCATTAATCCCGTTGAAACGAGAATGAGCATCAATGGGATGAATAAGGATACGACTTTCAAAGAATGGTCTCAAGAAAACAGAGGTACTGCTGGAATAACTTGTATGACTGATATGACTCTTTGTTTTATGGATAAGATTACAATCGTTGAAAGTGAAAATTTATTCAATGAGGTTCGTCATTTTGTAAAAAGTGAAGATGATAAATTGTTCACTTATTGTTCATATTTGATTAAGACAATAGAATATATAGGTTTGTATGTAGATGATGACTCAGCGTTGCAGATCCTTATAAAGGATGTAGATTATACAACAGATGGTTATCGTATTTATTTAGATGATTCTTATTTAGAAGATTATGTTGATGACAATACATATTCTATAACTGTAAGATATTATCATCAACCTCAATATTTAATCATTGATGCTAATCGTTCGGTAATGAATTCAAGAATAAGTTATGAAAGAGTTGAGAAAGAATTCAAATTACCGTTACATTACATAGGACGATTAGCAGCTTTTGTTTTAGATATGCCTAATATAGCTAATGACAGATTAATCAATAATTCATATATAGATGACAAATGTTCAAAGACAATAGTTGATGTAGATAACTTTGCTCAAATATGTTCATAAATTTTAGTAATTTTGCATAAACAATAAAATAAAAAACAATGAGAAAAAATATAACTGACTATCCTGGCCTTGATGATTTTAAGGATTCAAACATTCAAAAATCTTATTCTACTCAAAGCATTGAAAAAGCTTCAAAAGGTTCTAAAAACAAAGAAGTAAATATTAAAGATATTTCTACAGCGGCTGAAGATATAAAATATAATGGTGATTATGGTCATCTTTTTTATCATCCAGAAAGAAAAGAAGTTTTTTGGAATGGAGCTGATGGAGATGATGAAAATGAAGGATATTCTTCTTGTGATGAAATTAAAAAATTATTAAAAATAGAAGGAGTTAATAAAGTTCATATTGAATCAGAAGCAAATCCAAATTTAGAAGATGGTTGGGAAAAAGTAGAGTTTGATAGAAATAAAAATAAAAAGTTTTTAAAAGATAAAAAAGAAAACTCAAACATCAAAAAATCTTCAATAACTGAAACCGAAGCTTTCAACATCCTCAACATAGATACTGTGAAGGGAGAGAAAGTTATTGTAAAAAAAAATAAAGTTGAAAATAAAGATGAAATTCAAAAATCAGAAATCTTCTACGCCTTTAATAGTTCATTATCGGGATTAAAAGAATCAAATTCATCGGGAGCTTTATTATTCAAAAAAACAGGAAGTGAATTAAAGTCATTGGTGATTGCTAAAAGAGATTCTTTACAAAGTCAATGTAGTGAAATTCAAGAAAAAATCTTAACCGTAAAGACAAAGTTAGAAGAAGCCGGTGTTGAGTTTACAAAGAACTTCAATAAAATGGAAGCTACTGAAAAGCCAGTTTATTCTTATAATGACACTGATACGACAAAGATGAGTTTGATAAATGAATGGTCAGATTATAACTATACTTGTCGCTCAAATAAAGAAGACATGAAGATCTTGAATGTCTTGATAAATAATTTAAGCGATAAAGAAAAATATACTTTGAATGCTCAACAACTTTCATTGTTAGAAGTTTAATGTGGAAATTTTTATCGACACTCAGCAAGTACGAGATGCTTTCAATGTTTCAGAAGAGCAAGTTGGAAACATCATAGATGGTGTTATAAAAAATATCACCTTAAGTTATGCTGCAAGATTATCAAGATTAGCTGGTGAAGAATTAAAATCCACGAGAGGAAGATTTCAAAAAGCAATTCAAGTTTTAGACGAGGGAAGATTTAAAGGAGCAATTTTATTGTCTTACGAAGATCCAATGGTAAGAATGATTGAAGAAGGACAGCCGGCTTTTGATGAAAAATACTTTTTTGAAAATTCACATAAAAAACATTATAAAAAAGACGGTTTAGGTTGGTGGCTCACCATTCCAATGTCAAAAGGGACTCCAGATGCTGTAGGTGAATCAGATCCATTTTCATCAATAATGCCAGATGAGGTTTATCAACAAGTAAAAAATAAGCCAACTGATATACCAACAACTACAGGAATGAGAAGCTCTGGATTAGCTTTATCAGATATTCCAACTCCATTTGATATTCCAAAGACGAGAAAAGCAATTGAAGCGACACCAACAAATTCTCGTTATGGAGAATATGTAAATAAGACAAGTATTTATGCTGGAATAATAAAAGTACAAGATGCAGTAACTGGACAAAATACATATATCTCATTTAGAAGAGTAAGTGATAAATCAGATCCAAATTCGTGGATATATCCGGGTATCGAAAAACATGATTTAACTGGAAAAGCAATGGTTGAGTTAGAAAGTCATTTAGAAGAAGAACTTCAATCAGCAACAAATGAAATCTTAAATCAATTAGGAATAACAGAATAAGAAACGATGCCAGATACACAATATATACCGCCGTTGATAATACCTGAAGTAGTTTTCTTCAATCATCTTAAAACGATTCTAAAGATGATTAGGGATGATTATAACGACAACCTTAGTGATACTACTAAGACAATCTTATATAAGACATTCTATCAATCCGGTGCACTTGAAAAATTCTCGTTTTATGAGCAATTGGTGAAAATATTAATAACGAAAAAAGACAATCCTCGAACATTTGATTTTTCATTAGGATTCAATATGGAAAAATCAACGATTCCTCATTTACATATAACGTTACCAAATGAAAACTCTAGTGGAAATGGAATTGGTTTAGATGAAGGGCAATATGATGAAATCTTTGATGATGAAGCTCAAGCTTACCATAAGATTTATACGAGACGATTCGATTCACAATATAACTTTACGATAACAAGCGATAATATGAATGAGGTAATTGTTCTCTATCATTTTATGAGAACCATTTTCATTCAAATGATAGATTCAATGAATCAATTTGGAATTGAGAAAATTCAAATAAGTGGACGAGATATTCAATTAAATAGTTCATTAGCTCCAAATGTGTTTACAAGAAACATTGCTTTATCATTTAGTTATGAAGTTTCTGTTCAAGATTTGCCAGCAATTGATTTTATTACAAAGTTGATATTTGAAATGGATCCTCCAACGATAAGTGATAGTGAAGTAGATGAAAGTCAATCTCTTATTTTAGAAAGCTAATTTTACAATGGGAAAGATAGTTACGAATAAATTTCCATTAAATAAGCTCATCAAAGAATTGACTTTGATGATAGAGAAAAATCCAGGTGGAGACAAAGGGATTCCATTTTTCACAAAAGAATTAGCAAAGATTCTTAAAAGTTATTTTCAAAATAAGCATTCATTAATAAGTTCAATTGTAGATCCACCTGATTATGAATTTGATGGAGAATTTGTTGGGCAGTTTTTATTGAATGTTCATAACTATAATCTTTGGCAATATCAGACAAACAATAAAATTGATTCATGGATATTTATTTGCAACGTTAATAATTCAGGAGGAAGTACAACAACTAACTATTTTGATTTAGTTTTTACAGCAAGTGAAGATATTTCTCAATATGATATAGTTACTCAAAATGGTTATATTGCAGATTCAACAAGTACAGATCAAGAAAATATTATAGCAGGAATGAGTTTATATGACGTTGCAAGTGGTGATAAAGGAATAGTGAGAGTTTATGGCGAAATATCAGATTCATCTTGGTCATGGGATATAACAAAACCAATATGGATAAATGGAACATCAATTTCTCAATTACCTCCAGATTTTGTGAATGATGATACACAAAAATGGATTAAGATAATAGCTAAAGTATATGAACCAACAAGGATTTGTATAGTTGATGGTGGAATAGTAGAAGTCAATAGGTAAAAGTAAATTTGTAAATTTGCATTAATGAAAAAAATAATATTTTTATTCTCGATTTTATTGTCATTGACTTATTTTGAAAGTCAAGCACAATTACAATTTCATCAATTAAAAAAAGGACTTATTGTGAATCCAGTTACCGGAAATGCAATGCAATGTCCAGATTCAAATCAAATAAGAAATACAGAAGCGATAGCTTTTTATATGAATTTTCTTGACACGACTTTGTGGAATGCTTCAACTGATAGTGTCATTTGGTTATACACATTAGCTAATCATAAATATGAACCTGTTAAAATTCCAACTTTAGTTGGGCCAACAGGCACGGCGGGTCCTACCGGAGCAACCGGAATAACAGGCGCAACGGGAACGACAGGGGTTACAGGTGCGACTGGCGCGTCAGGGAGTACAGGAGTTGTGGGCGTAACTGGTGCTACGGGAATTACAGGAGCGACTGGCTCAACAGGCGTTGTAGATACCTTGTTTTATACCAATAGAATAGGAGGAACAAGGGCTTATTGGAATGGAACGACAAACGATACGATTACAATTAATGTTGCTAATTTAGGAACAGGAACGCCATCTGGAACGGTATTTTTGGAGGGCGATTCTGCATGGGCAGCCGTTACCGATGCTGATATATCATTTTCAAATATTCCTAATGGAAATGCAGGTTCGACAGCGCATGGGTATATGAGAATTGGGGCTAATAATAGTTTGATGTACTTTAATAGTTCAAGTGTTCAAACATTATCTACTATGACGGCTAATTCTATTGTAACAATAAATAGCGGTTCAGTCCCAGGGTATCTCGCAAATGTGGCTACTGGCAAATATTTAGCAAGCGGCGGGGCAACGGTTTCTCCAGTATGGACTACATTTCCAAGCGCATTGCCTCCAAGCGGCGCTGCTGGTGGCGACTTAACAGGGACTTATCCTAATCCAACTATTGATGTTTTGAAAGTTACTAATGCAAAAATAGCAAATAACACAATTGATCTTCCGACAAAGGTTGCTGGATTACTCGCTTTAGCAAATGGTGGAACGGATGCTGATTTAAGCGCAACCGGAGGAACAAGTCAAGTGTTATTACAAAGCTCTGCTGGTGCTGATATTACAGTTGGACAATTAAGTTATTCAGATATTTCGGGAACTCCGAGTGCCTGTCCCACATGTGTAACCTCTGCTGCATCATTAACTTCAAATAATCTTATGACTGGTGCTGGTTCTCAAGCCTCACAAACGATAACTACCGGAACAGGTGTATTAACTGCTTTGGGAGTAAACACTGGAAGCGCAGGAGCTTTTGTTGTGAATGGCGGGGCTGGTGGAACTCCCTCATCCCTTACTTTGACGAATGCAACAGGATTGCCAAATGCAGGGCTTTTAAATTCAACTATTTCAGGGGTATCTTTGGGAAGTAATTTATTTAATCACACTGCCGGCTTATATTTAAGCGGCTCTACCTATAATGGTTCAGGCGCAATAACATGGAATAACGATACTTCTGCAAGTGGTTTTAGTGGTTATTATCCAAGGCGAAAAGATTCCATTGCTGGCGGTTACTATCCTTATTCAACAAATCCAAAAAGCTATTTAACGGGCAATCAAACAATAACATTGAGTGGCGATGTTACGGGAAGCGGTGCAACGGCAATTACTACAACCATTGCTAACAATGCCGTTACAAACGCCAAGATATTAAATGGAACTATTGATACGGCTAAGTGGGCGAATGGCGTAAGCAGAGTAGTTGCATCATCTGAAATAACAGTAACAGCAAAAGGGCTTGGTGATTCTTTGAATATTGCGGCTCTTGGAATAACAAATGGGATGTTAGCAGGGTCTATTGATACTTCAAAGAATTTAGGTATTTCGAGGGTTGTTGTAGGTGCTGGAATATCCTCCACTTTGAAAGGGAAAAGCGATTCATTATGGATAGCAAGTGGAGCAATTACAAACGCTATGTTAGCGGGAAGTATTGATACATCAAATACAAATGCAGTAAGTAGAATTGTAGGTAATACAAGGCTTGGAGTGGTGGCGAAAGGTAAGACTGATTCGTTGCAAGTTAATATTGCAAATTTCGGTTCATCAGGAACGCCATCAAACACTACTTTTTTGCGTGGCGATTCGACTTGGGCAACTCCGGCAAGTGGAGCAATAACCATCGGTAGTACCGCTATTGCAAGTGGAACCAATACAAGAATATTATATGATAATTCAGCCGTTGTTGGAGAATATACTATTTCAGGAACAGGTACTACTGTGGCTATGACTGCGGGACCAACTTTTACCGGAACTGTAACGGCAGCTACTGTGAATGGCACTGTTATAACAGGTTCAACAAATACTGCGAGTATTAAGCAACTTGATGGAGGGGTTAGTACGCAACAAACATACGCTCTTACAACGGCTTCAACGGCAATTACGCCATTTCTTTTTTGTGGGCGAAGCGGAACAAACTTAAATACACAAGGCTTTGGAGTTGATACGCAAAATGTAGCTACCTTTTTTGCTGGAAATGGAACAAAGAATATTGCTATTGCAAACATTAATTTAGGCGGATTAAGTATGGGTACTGCTGGCAAGGAAGCTGGTAATTTGTTTTTATGTACAAAAAGAGCAAATAGCAATACTAATTCTAATGGTATGATGCTTGATTCAACTGCCAGGCTTGGAATTAATACTTTTAGCCAGACAGCATATTTACATATCGGTGCTGGCTTGGCAACTGTTGGTTATGCGCCGCTTAAATTTACGAGTGGGACAAACTTAACAACGGCAGAGGCGGGGGCGGTTGAATATGACGGAACGAATTTATTTTTTAGCCCATCTACAACTCGCTACCAAGTTAATTATTGTTTATCTGCAACTGCAACTTTAGATTTTGGTAACTTGGTTTCTATTGGTTGCGAGGATTTAACTGTTACCGTTACCGGAGCGGCTTTGGGTGATCCCGTTTCAATTGGTGTACCTAATGGCTCTGTGCCAAGTGCTACTACAACATTTTCAGGTTGGGTGAGTGCCACAAACACGGTTACAATCAGGTGTTGTACTTTAGTAAGCGGAGATCCAGCAAGCGGAACTTTTAAAGTGAATGTATTTAAAAATTAACAATGGAAGAAAAACAACAATTACTAAACGAAAATGCCGCCATTGAAGTGGCGATTGAAATCTTGCAGAAACAAATCGCTGCGAACCTTACTAAAGTGGTGGCGATTGAAAAGCAACTGCCTGATGGGAAGTCAATAACTAATCCGCCAGCATCTATGACTTAATCTTATATTTGCGCCATGAAAACAGGACAAAAGTATTTCAGAAAGTTCATGTACCAAGATTGTAATATATGGAAGGTGATTGACACCGAAACGGACAAGGAATTGTATAGCGGGACTTCAAAGGAGGATGCTATGAGTGAACTATTAAATATTCAATAATGAAAAAGAGTAAATTTATAGGGGAGTATTTGGATCGCAAGATGAATAATCACGGATTACCTTACGTCATGGAATACTTGAATCTATTGTATAAAATGGAAGCTAAGGCGGAAAGAAAATGGTTAAAACTAACTAAATAATAAATAACTAAAAAATATTATGACTTTAGAAGACAAAGTAGATATTTGTTTACAACAAAATACAAAAATACTTTTAATAGTAGGTGGTGATTTAGAAACAAATTCTAAAGGTGTTGTACAAAGACTTGATGAACATGAAAATAAAGACGAACTTATACATAAAGAATTTTCTGAATTTAAAAGTGATGTAAAAAGTAATATGAACTTTATTAAAGGTGCATCTTGGATGATTGGTTTGTTATTTATAGCAAGTACAACAATAATTACATTAAGATTCAATTCAATTAAAAATTCTCAAGAAGCTTTAATAAAGCAACATGATACCATTGTTGTTAAACAATATATTCCATTTGATTTTAGAAGAGCTACGGATGCAGAAGAATAATAAAAAGTTTTTATTTTTATTTAAAAGTTAAAAAACATAAAAAAGTTTAAAATAAGTAATTTTGCAATATAAAATAAGTAAAAAGAAATTAAAATGGCAACACAACATATATTTGGTGGAAAAGTAATAACAATTCCAGATGTTTATTCTCAAATTTTAAGTGGTTTTAAAAATCCCCCAAGCGATGTTGATTATGGACACGTACTTATTATTGATACAGGTTCGGGAGCAGGTGGTGGTGGAGGAGCGGGAATAGCTGGAACATTATCAAGCGGAACCGATGCTGTTTATGGTTTTGATAATATTGATGACTTTAAAAATTTTATTGAAAAAAATTTTTGGTACTTACTTGCAAAACCATTGTTTGAACCATTAACAGAAAATCAAATCAAACAACCGGGAGTCTCTAAAATAACTTTTATAAAAGCAGCAACGACTGTGCCGGCATCAATGACATTTCATCCAACCGGTGATTTTTCAGATTCAATGGGATATGCTGGAACTATTATTATCAAAGTAAGAAACGAAGGTTTAGTTGGAAATGGAGCTCTGAATACCAATTCAGAATTAAGCCGAGGTTATGCTTTTAAAGTAAAAGCTGGAATAGTTGATTCAACTAAATTCATCATGAATTTTTATCGTGGAACATTCAGAGGTTTAGATCAAAACAACAATCCAATTGGAGGAATCGCAGAAGCAGATACAACAGCTCAATTACTTTGCCAGTCAGATGAATTTGCAACATTAGCAGAATTAGTAACCTGGATGGAATCATCAACTGATTTCGGAACATATTTTTATTACGATTCTGCAAACAGTTCAGTTACTCACAGAGGTTATGTTGATGCAGATGTTTTGGTTGATTATCTGGATTATACACTTGCATCAGGCGGAACTGAATCATACACCGCAGATGATTTAACTGCTGCTTTATTAGCTGTGAAAAAATTACCTTGTGATTTTATATTCTGTGACAAATACGGTTCAAATTCATATCACGCTAATAACTTAGCAATTGTTGATGCTGCACAAAACGATATGAAATTTAAACCACAGGTTTATATTGCAAGTGGAAGCACAAAAGCACAGTTTACAGCCAATTCAATAGTTGATGCTCAAGCCTACGACAGTCAGCAAGTCACAATCTGTCACGGTGGATCGAGAATCTCAAATAGAGCGAGTTCAATTGGATATTATCAATTCGATTCGTATTATACAGCAGCCATTGCTCTTGGCCGTGAAGCTGGATTATTTCCGTCAAAACCAATAACTTTTAAAAACATCTCAGTTAATGGATTACAACATGTATTAAACGAGACAGAAGAAAAACAAGCGTTAAAATATGGCGTATTAACAGTGCGTCCAGATGCAGGTGTTTTTGAATGTATTAAGGATGTAAATACACTTCAAAACAATCTTTATTTACAAAATTCTGATGGATCAACTGCAAATAAACAGTTATATCGTATTTGTGCTTATTTGAATAAGTTGATTATGATTCGCGCTAAAGCAGAACTTTTAAAAGATAAAAACGGAACAAATAGGAATACACTCTCTGAAAGTGACGTGAATCAGTGGCTTAAGAGACTATTAAAATCCGTTCAAGCAACTCCAACTCAAGATAATATTATTCTTAGTTTTGAAGATCCAATTACAACTCGAGAATCAGATGCTTATTTTTCTAATTACCGTTTCATTCCAAACACTGAAATAGCGTTCCTTTTCTTCACTGGTTCAACTATTGAGATTAATTAATGTATGGTTATATTTATATAACGATTTGTATAGTTAATAAAACTATTTATATTGGTCAGCATAAAGCTAAACAATATAATCCTAAATATTTGGGATCTGGAACTATTTTATGGAATGCTATTAATAAACATGGATGTGAAAATTTTGAGAACACTCAAATTGATGTAGCTTCTTCTAAAGAAGAACTTAGTAAAAAAGAAATTTCTTGGATTTCATATTTTCGTAATAATGGTTTTATAATGTATAATATCTCAACTGGAGGAGAATGGGGTGATAATTTTACAAATCATCCAAACAAAGAAATTTATAGAGAAAATATTAGCAAAGGTTTAAAAGATTCTGAAGAATTTCAAACAACAGTTAGATCTCCGAAAAGAAGAAAAAATGTAAGTGATGGAATGAAAAATTCTGAAAAATGGAAACTTTCTCATAATACAAAAGAATATAAAGAAAAATCAAGTAAAGCTTTAACTGGAATTGAACGTAAAAAAGGAACCTGTATTTATTGTGGAAAAACAATGCTAATGAGTTTATTAATTCAATTTCATAATGATCATTGTTATCACAATCCACTTATTAATATTGAAGCAGAAAGATTAAGACGTAAACCTAAAAAAGAAACTTTAGAAAAAAGAAGCAAATCTTTAAAATTAGTTAAAAGAACTAAAGAATGGAATGAAAAAATAGGTCTTGGTAATGTTGGAAAAAATCCTACAATTGAAACAAGAAAGAAAATGTCAGAAAAAGCAAAATTAAGAAAAAGAAAACCTTTTACTAAAGAACATCTTAAAAACTTAAGTATTGCTGCAATTAAAAGAGAAAGAAAAAAGAAAGAACTAAAATTAGCATCTTAATAAAAATAAAATAATATGGCAGCTATAGATTTAAAAACATTCACGGGGGCACTTGGAATCATAAAAATTAATGGAGTTCCAGTAGGAAAATGTAGGGATTTGAGAATTTCAGAAAATTTTCAACGAGTTCCTGTAAGTAAAGGTATAGGGTCAATTTACAAAGATGAAATTTGTGTAATTGGTTTTATGGGATCAGTGACTATGGATTTCATAGAAATATCTTTTGGAAAAAGCGGGGTGACCGATGCACTCAAGCGAGCATTATTTACAGCTTCAAGTTTAGCATCGCAGGTTGCTACAGGTAATTTTGCATCTAATTTTGAAGATCAGTTACTTTTGGATGATGTGGGCGTAGCTTTAGACGTATATAAAAAAATCTCAGATGTGCAATATTCTGGGCAGGGTTTGATCATCCCTGATGCTGGAATTTATTGTTCAATAAGTAAATTGTTTATTGAAGGTGATTCAGTAAATATAAGTGACGGTGGAGTGACGGGAAGAAATCAGACATTTCAATATTTAGATCCATTGGTCATTAAGTAAAAAGTAAAAGCATTTCTTAACTATATATTAATTTTCTAAACAAGGGTGGGAGAGCTTCAAGTCACATTGAAGCTTTTCTTTTTATATATGAAAATTTTAGTAATTTTACATTATAATGAAATCGCATATCCCCATATCTACCAAGAACCTTGTTTTAGGTTTCATCTTATCTTTGTTAGCTCCATTCATAACAATAGAGATCAATCATTTCTCTCAGAAAGACAATATCATACAATCTGAAAAAGAAGTGAAAGCTCATGGTGACACACTACATGCTGAACGCTATTATATGGAGAAAGATTTACAAGATTCATTGAATACATTATTAGAATTAATAAGAAGCAAGTAATGGAAAATTGCCAGCATGAATTTGTAGTCATATCAACTTTGCATAAGAAATGCAAATATTGTGGTCTGATAAAAGATAATCAAAGACATTTAGAAACATTATTTAGAAAATTAATAATTAAAAAATAAATAGAAATGCAAGAAGAAGTAAAAACAGAAAAGAAGATGCCATTGAGAAAAATGACATTCAAGATTGAACAAAACTCTTATGAAGTTGAGTTTCCAAACACCGGCGGTTTGATTGAGATTGAGGTATTGAAGGCTCAGTTAAGTAGAAACCAGTATCAAGCAATATCGCAATCAGGCTCAACAGGACTTTACAGCAAATTCATTATAGACATGATTGCTACATTTACAGTGTTGTTTCCTCAATTAAAAAAGGACTTGAATGTAAAAACAATCAGTGAATTGCATCCATTAGAAACTAAGAAATTGTTGAAAATTTATTTGAATTCTGTACTTCCATGGCTTCAAGAATGGGAAGAGATTCTTAATTCAGATGATGAAGAAACAGAAAACAAAAAAGAAAGTAATTCATAAGATGTGGAACTCAATACGCAAGAGAAGTTTCTTATCGAGTGGAATAATCGTTTTCCTATGGACAGAGCATACCGCAAAAAACACGGTATCACATTTGGGAGCAAAGAGCACCGAGAGCTCAACCAAATTGATATTTATTTAGATGCACTGGAAGACAGATTATTTGAAAAATTGATTTCTATATATCAGAATGAAAAAAATGATCAGGATGCATACAAGAATGATGGAATTTGGCTTAAGGAGAATAATGGTGTTGGTACCAAAGAGTTTGACCAATTATTTGATGATATAAAGTTCTAATGAGTGAAGGTAAGAAAATAGTTTTTGAAGGAGTTGATAATGTTTCGAAAGTTGCGAATACAATTACTTCATCTTTTGAAAAGCTCAATAAAGAGAGTTCAAAAGGAACTGAATCAACTTCACGTCTTATAAAAGAGCAAAATAAGGAGCATGAAAAGCTTATCTCATTGTTAGAGAAAGAAAAAGCTTTAATAAAAGACATTGCAAACTTAGGACACTCATCAGCTCAACGAAGTTCGACTAATCAGTTAGTCGATAGATTCTTCACAAATCCAGAATCAATTAATCCAGGACAAATAGGTAAATTCTCACATGTACTTCAAAATAATGTCGATAAGAATTTAGATGTTAGTGGATTAAATTCTAAGATTATTGAAAAGCTTCAAGAGCTTATTGAATTACAGAAAAAAGATACTGAAGAGACTACGTCAAATGATGATAAAAACACCGAACAAATAGTTAGTGAACAAAAAAGATTGTTTGACATTAGAGGAAATGAAGTAACTGGTCGTGGAATTTCAGAATCTAATGAAAGACGAGTTTATGATGAGAAAGGAAAGTTGGTGAAAGGATATAGATTTGATGAGGAGAAACAAAAACAAGAAAAAAATGGAGATGGTTTAATTAATTCTATGCGATCAACTTTAAGTGGAGGCATAGAAGGTTTTTTGCATAATTTAAAAGAAAACTTTTCTGAATTGGGAGAAAAATCTGGAATTGGCGCTGGAGGTCTTGCTGCTGGATTTCTTGGTTTTGAGGCTATAAGTAAATTATTAGGAACTGTAAAAGAACAGAGAATTGGAGAAGTGAGAGAAAATACTTCAAATATTTCAGAAGAAGAAAGAGAAATTGAAAGAACAAAAAGACAAAAATATTTAGTTGGTGGCATTTTAGGAGATCCTGGTGGTAATGTTGAAATAGAATATCTGAAAGCTATGAAACATTATAGAGAAGAAGAAGCTATTAAGTCATCAAAAGCGTCTTTGTTCTCAGTTGCTGGAAGATCAAATTTAGTTGGTGAAAATGAATTTTTAGGAGAAGAAATGGGGGTTTCATTAGCTGAAACTTATAGTATGGGTGGAAACATAGCAAGAACTCGTGGAAGCAGTAAGAATCTTATGGATGAGATTTATGGACAACTAAGAGCTTCTAAAGCTGGCGTTGGAAGTGGAGCTATTTCTGGACTTCAAAATCTTTCAAGATTTGCAACTGGTGACAGATCAACCGGAGAATATGTTGATAAGATGGCTGAAAATACATCTCGTGAAAAATTGAATGAGAATCTTGAATCACTTGTTTCAATAACAAGATCACAAATTGGTGCGATGGAGAAAGTAAATATTGGAGAAGGAATTGCTATGATAAAAAATTGGTCAAGTATCAATTCTCCATTATTTCAAAATGCTGAGACAAGAAATCAGATTATGAGTAAAGTTTCATCAAGTATGGCAAATCCACAAAATGATTTTCAAAAAGCAAGAATGTTTTCTATCTTGTCAAAACGTATGCCTGAAGCAAGTTATTCACAATTGATGGAAGCTATGGAATCTCCTGAAAGTCAAAAAGGATTGTTTCAAGATGTTTTAGATACCAATCGTTCTCAGTTTGGAAACGGTAAAGAAGCAAGAATAGTTGCTTTACAAAAACAAACAGGTCTTAGTTTTGTCGCTGCAAGAAAGATAATTGAAGCAGAGGACTCAAATAGAGGTATGTTTAAGAATGATACTTTAGGTGGAGTTGAAAATTTTACAAAAGCAAGTGGAATTGATATTTCTGGCTCAACAATACAAGCTCAGAAAGATATTGCGAGATATAAAAATAAATGGATGCGAAGTGGAAATCCAGATTTGAGAAGTGCTGAAGATCTTGAGGCAGAAAAAACAAATTATCAAGATGCACAACATGCAGCTGGTCGTGATGGAGCTATTTTAAGTGACAGGGTTAAAAATAATTTCGATGCTGCTTCAACTTTAGCGAAAGATGCTGGAACATTGACAAAAGAAGCTGCTGACATTTGGAAAAAGAATGGGGATGATTTGGGTAAGGTTTTGAAAAGTATGAAAGATACTTTACTTTCAATTATACCTTATAACAAATAAAAGAAATGTTAAAATTATAAATAAAAATTTTTTATTTCAAATAAAAGTTATATATTTGCACTATGAAATTAATAAATAAATATAAAATGAAAAATTTAATTGTAGTTTTAATCATGTTTTTAACAGTAAGTTGCTCTAAAAACAATTCAAATGTTGTTGATCAGAATCAAATAATTTCTAATGAGGTTTTTATTGGCTCTTGGAATACAGTTGTTAATGGAGTAAATGTTTTGATGACAATATCAAAAGTTAATGAAAATGTCTATAATATAGACGTTGAAGGTGGAAAAAATGAAACTTTTCAAAAAGAAAATGAAACAACGTTAAATTGTTCAAACATTTTATTCATCAACTATAATAAAAACAAATCAATAACTTTGAGTTCAAAAAATAGTGAAAATCCAATTAATTTCACTAAATAAATGCTCACATCATCAAAAACCTACTTTTCTTACACTGTCCGTGATACTTCAGTTTCAAATGTAGAGAATTTACTTTTTGGAGAAAGTTCATTTTTTCAAGGTTTCAAAGGAACTACTAAAAATGAACAAGCATATAATTTTCTCATTTATGTTGATGAGACTGGAAACTCAAATTATGATAAATTAAAAGAGCATTGGGATTTAGATCAAGAAGATAGTTTCAACATTGATTCTAATGAAAATTTTGGTTCATATCCAATAACTCAAGGAACAACAATTCTTATACCTTTTAGTGTAGTTTCAAGAGATGTCATACCTATTTTAGGAGATGCAATAAGCAGTGTAGATCAACTAGCTTTTTTAGCTGATGCACTTAAGAGATTTTACGTTAATCCAAAAAATGTAAGAACTGCTGCATCTAAGGTTAGTGCACTCGGGAGTGTCAAAGATCGCTTTAACCATATATCTGTATGGGTATGGTCAAAATCATTAAATAGTGATGTTTCTGGCGTACCTGGAAGTGAACAAATCAGTTATGATAAGACTCTTATTAATATTACCCCATTTATCATTAATATAAATACTCATGTTGGAGCAGATGGTGGAACATTTTCGTTTTCTTTAGATCCTATAGTTGGTAAAATTGGAGATAATGGAAAATGGGAAATTGATTGGCAACATATAAAATCAACTTTGAATGGAGAATATATTTCTCAAATTCCAATAAAAGACAGAGATAATTTGAAAAGCAATTTCTTTTTTAGTAATGTCTTATTCTCGAATGATTTAATTTTTATCAGATTTGAAACTTTAGAGAGTGAACAAGATAGATTTTATAACAATGGGGAAAATCCTGACTTAAATGTACCTAACAATTTTATATTTAGTGCAGATAATTTGAAAGATAAAATTTTTGATTTTATTGGATTGATTGATACAACTCATCTAACAGAAAATGCTGGAAATAGTGATATAAGTATTGATGTGACAGGAAGATGTCTCACAAAACTTCTTATAGAAGATGGTGTATATTTTTATCCTTCAGACTTTATTTCTGGAGGAATCTTCGCCAATATAAATGAAGACGATGAAGTATTACAGCGTTTTGATGGAAAGCTATTGGGAAGATTTCAAGTTGGTTTTAAAAAATTAGATTTTGTCTTACAGTTTATTTTCAATGCGCTTAGCAATATAGAAATATGTAGCGATACTTTATTTGAATCATATAAGCAAAATGGAGAACTCTTAAAAGCAGACAATAGCAATCACAACACTGCTGATTTAAGAACTCATAAATATAAATTGTTTGAAGATCAAACTGGAGAACTTGTTTTAGCGAAGGGTATTTGGCAAATAGTTAAACTTGTCATCGACTCAACTGTTCAAAATAGATTGCTTGCGGATCAAAGTATTGGCAACGAATTCGGTAGCTTATTGAATGCTGTGAGAAAAATATGTCAAGAACCTTTTGTAGAATTTTTTGGTGACGTATATGGTGATCAATATTATTTCACTGTAAGAAAACAAATTTTTGATAAAGCTGGATTCTCTTCTATGATAAATGGAATTTCTAATAATGAAGCTGGAAAACCAGCATCTCACCCTGATATTATTATTGATATAAATTCAGATGACATAACAGATTGCTCATTAGAATATGGAACTAATGATGCATTTTCGTGGTACAGAATAAATCCAGTAGGAAATACAATGGGGGGAGATAATTCAATGGCTTTTGCATATTTGAAAGCTGTATTTTTCAAAGAGTATGCTTCAATCTTTGGTAGCAAACCTCTTGATATAAGCACAAATTTTATTCCCATTTTTCCAATATTGTCTGGTGAAGATCAGTTTTTGTCAGAAGCATATATGCTTAAACAGGCTATTTATGATTTGAAATTTTTAATAGAGTCAAATCAATACTTACCTTTTTCAAAATCAGGAAGTATAACTATTCAAGGAGGAAACCGTCGCATTAAAAGAGGGATGTTTGTTCGTCTTGTTGATTCAAAAGAAATTGCCTACATTGAATCAATTAGTCATTTTGCTTCAATATCTATGAATCAGATCAATAGAACGACAGTCTTACAACTAAGTCATATATTAAAAGAAGAATACATTCGTGGAATCAATGTTGAAGGAATTGAAGATGTTGTAAGTTATTTTAATATTATCAACATAGAAATTCCAGAAAATTTTGTTACTAATGATAAAGCTTCATGGAGTAGTTGGAATTCTCAAGTAGTATCGAAGTGGAGAGTGAATGTTCCTGTCTTCAACTATTTTTTACAACAAAGACATCTTCAATAAAATGAATAAGAAATATGTAAGTACTCGAGACACTGGTGTAAGAAATTCAAGTGGAATAGGTTATGTCATTTGTAAGGCAACTAATGATGCTGAAAGAAAATCTTACATTAAGAATTCAATTGCTAAAGGAACAATTACAATTTGTTTAGAAGATGGTGGATTCATAGAGAACGTAAGAGTAGGAAAATCTATATGGAATTTCATAGAGTTTCCAAAACTTGGAACAGAATTGGGATCTTGCGTGTTATGGTTAAATATTCCGAAACGAAATGAAATTATTGTTACAGATGTTTTACCAAAAACAGATGAATTGAACAATTGGTCGGAAGACTCATTCGTTTTAAGCCGCAAATTTTCAGATGGGAAGAAGATAAATAATTATATCGAAGTTAGCGGAAATGCAAAAGATGGTGTTATTAATATCTCAGTTAGTGGAAGTGAGAATCTTGGTAAACTCAAAATCAATATAGCTAATAAGAATAAAACAGCTTCATTAGATGTTAATGTCAAGGGTAAAATCAATTTAGTTGCAACCGACGATATTGAATTGCAGAACAATACTATTATATATTTATCTGCGAAGCAAAAGGTTGTTCTCGGAAAAGGTGAGAGTCCGATGATAATTGGAGACATTTTTAAAGCTTTACTTGATGATTTTATTGATGCTGTTAGTGATATAAAAACAAACACAGCTATTGGAATACAGCCAATCATCAATATAGCTCAAGTTAAGCTTTTGAAGACGAGAACGAAAGAGATTTTGAGCAAATATGGCTTTTTAAAGTAAGAAATGTTTGATCGCGGATTTGATTGTTATAACTTTTTCATATTGAAAATCAATACATTTTAGCTTTTTTAACATTTTATTTTAAGTAAAATTTTTTTATCTCAAATAAAAGTTATAATTTTACATCGTCAAACAAAATTAAAGCTTATGAAAGATCAAGAAAAATTAGAATTTGAAATCATGAAGGAGATAAATGGAATTAAGAATTTTCCTAATAATGATGATTATGTTTATGATATTTTAGGTTGTGTTGCAAGAAGAACAGAAAGAAAACCTTCAATTAGCTAAAGATACTATAGCGAAATACTTTGCTATTCAAAACAATATTGGAATATTAAATTAATCAAATTAAAAATAGTTAAAAATGAAAAACAGTAAAGAAAAAGTAAACAAGTCTTCTTATAGAGTTAAGAAGCATGCGAAAGCAATTCGTGAAGAATTGAAGAATTCAAGAATTAAAGTTTCAGCAAAACAAATAACTAATCTTTAATATTATGAAAACATTCATCGTCACCTTTAAGGATTTATTAGGCATCATCAAAAAGATTCCAGTTGATGCTTACAATAAGGTCAGAGCAGAGATCTTATTTGAACAAGAGTATGTTCATCAAGGAATCATATCAATAACATTAAATGAAGAAGAATAATCATGGAAGATAAATTAAAAAATATGAGCTTAAATGAAATAGCTCGTGAGATCCAATTTGATTGGAAAAAAGTAAACTATGCTGCAAAACCTTATCTTGAAGCAATGGGTTGTATCAAAGATATAAAAGACAAATATGGATTGGATTCAGGTTCATCAATTGTCAGTTATTTCTTAACGAATGCTTCAACATGGAAAAGTGAAGTTGCGAAAGCAATTAAGAAAGAATTGAATTTAAGACTTAAAAAGAAATAAGATGAAAAAAAATAAAGTACTTCTTACAAATAGAGAAGAAAAAATTCTTAATTGTTTAGAATCAATGGTTTTACACTATGAAATATTTGTAGAAGGAGAGTATAATGAAAAACCAGAAGAGATTCAAAATTTTGATTATAAAAAAGCTAAGAAATTAATTAAAAATTTAAGAAATTAAAAATGGCACGTTATATCCATTGTCCTTTATGTAAGGATCGAGTAGAAAAGAATGCTATCAAGTTTGGAGAACTTTATGAAAGCATTAAAGGTACTGCATTAAAATCTATGATTTGTGATGCTAATGGTGAACAAATAAAATTTGGAGATGAATGTTATGCTGCAGTTTTATTGCTAAATAAGGAGCATAAGAACTATATCCATCAAAAGCCTGAAGTTTGGATGAATGAATTTATTAAAGTAGAAGAAGATTAAAATGTTTGAAGCATTATTATCAGTAATTGAACCTCTTCATAAATTAAACAAAGGTAAAGGTTTATATAGAGATGAATATCCTGTATTTAATTCTGATTTATCAGTTAATGAACGGTGGGATAATTTAACTTATTGTGAAATGATAGATGTGGGTGCTCTTACATTACATTTTAGATATATGTCTCCGAATTATAAATGGCTTAGAATTGATCAAACTGAGAAATTTTCTGAATTAAGAAAACCAATGAGAAAGATAATTGAGAAATGTTATAAAAGAAGAAATGAGAAATACTCAATGTTTGATTTAAAAGCTTTATTTCACTTACAGTAAATTTATAAAATGAAAAAACTAAATAGCTTACAAGATCTTTTAAAGATCAGAAACCAATTTCCAGAAGGTGAAAAGCAATCTTCTGATGCTAAAACAATTAAGTTGAAAACAAAAGAGAAAGTCAGGATTGACAATGAATCTTTTGAAAAAGATGGACGAACAATTAAATATAGAAGATAATGATAAAAAAGTTATGGATTGGATTCCAAAATGGAATCATAGCGATGATTTTAATGTATATCTTTTCAGCAGTTTTAGTTGTTTGGTGTAACGGAGATAAATCTGCTTATTATGATATATTTATAGGTAAATATACGATTTATCTATGGTTAATTGTTTTATTTATATTCACTATAAGAAAAGGAGAATAAAACAATGCCTAAAGTCATAATTCATTCTTTAGAAAATCATAAACATGAAACCATGAATCCTGATAAGAGATGTGATATTGACGATTGTAATGAAAAACCTTATCGTGGAGGAAATTTATGTTATGAACATCATACAAAGAAAGCTTATCAAAAAAGAAAAGACAGAAAGAAAAATTTTAATAATATATTTTAAACATGGAACCAACATTCACAAAAAAAGAAAAACTACTTTCAATTATAAGCTTAATAGTAGCAACTATTATGATGCTGATAGTTAAAGTTTTATAATTTTGCAATTGATAATTTGATTTAGTAATATTTGTTTAGAAGTGAAAGGCTGCAAGTTTCTCTCAAGTTCTTGCAGTTTTTCTTTTTATATCTAATTGAATAAATTTTTGTATTTTTGTTTTGATTTATTATTTATAAAATAGTGTTATAGGTTGAAAAGGCTTCAAGTTTTGATAATTCTTGGAGCTTTTTCTTTTATCAATCACTTTCACTTAATTTTTGTATTTTTGCAACATGTCATTAGAAACAGGTAGAAATATAATTAAAACGCTTGGTAAAGGACTTTTGAGTTCATTATATCCAGACGACTTTGAATCATATATTTTCGCATTTGAACTTGTTGATAGTCAAGATCAAACTTGTGATTATTTTTTATTTCCGCTCAATCCGAAGTCAATTAATATTAGTGAGAATCAACTTATAAATATTAAAAAAACAGTTGGTGGTTTAAGTATGGTTTCGACTGACAGTTATATGCCTAAAGTCATTTCAATTGAGGGAAATTTTGGTCGGCAATTAAAATTGCTTATAGGAAGAGAATTAATAAACTTTCTTGGATTTTTAAATCCATCACAAAAACAATTCAGTAGTTCACTCAAAACTGGGTTTGGCTGCTGTAAAATTCTTGAAAGAATGATACAAAATTCTAATCAACTTGATAGTCAAGGTAAACCTTATTTCCTTTATTTTTACAATCTTAGCTTTGGTAAAAGTCACCTCGTTAAAGCTATATCATCAGTAACTTTTCACCAATCTTTAGAAACAAATATGGTGTGGTCATATTCATTAAAGCTACAAACTTTAGCTGACCTTGATATGCTTTCTAATACAGTTTCAAAATCAAACATTACAACTTTTGCTTTTTCACAGGTTCAAAAAAGTTTGAATGTGATTTTAGGTAAAGTAGAAACTTCAATTGCTCAATAATGGAATTAAGTGCTGACATATTATTAGATTTTCAAATAAAAACTGGATTTAATGCAAGTGAATATTTCACTTCATTCAAAATTTTTATGAAGACTGATTATAATTACTTAGTTGATTATTATAATGGAAAGAATACGACTATAAGCAAATCAGCTTTCAAAAATTTACAAACTCTCTTAGACTCAAATGACGATGCTCTTTCATTCTTTTCTAATATCAAATATAATCTAAACAATACCTCATGGTGTGATTTGCTCGAATTATTTGAAGACACAAGTACTGCTTTGATGACTTGCAAAAATCTTAGTAAATGGCTTCGATCTCCAATTACATCAACTGGATTTGGATTGAATTCAGAGGTCACGATCTCACTGAATCAATCACAGACATTAGAGTTATTCAATAAAGATATTCTAAATAACTCAGATGAAAATGCTTGGGTTGATACTGCGAAAAGAAATCAATTGACTGAAGAAGATTATAATTATGATGGAGGCAATCCTTTAAAAGTTACCTCAACGAGAGGTGGACGATTGATGGTCAATGTTGTAGTTGACAATCTTTCAAATGAGAATATTTTAGGCATTGATTTAGATCAGATATTGACTTTTATTGACGATGATTTGAAAGCATTATCATACATTGATACTTTTACTCAGTCAGTGAATATTTTGGCAGGATTAAGAAAAGGAGATGATCCATATTTGCCAAACTTAGGAACTGATAGAAAACTTTTCATAGGTTCAAATGTCAACATTTTAAATATCCCAATTCTTACACGTGGATTGAATACTGTTTTTGCAACAGATGATACTATCAAAGGCTTTACAATAACTAATGTTCATAGAGA